GAAAAGGCACAGCTGCCCACCGCAGAAGAGCGCCTTGCCGCTCTGGAAGCGGCTATGCTTGACCTGCTGGCCGCACAGTAAGGAGGATATCATGGTTTTGTTCTATGTGACACAAATTAAACTGCACCGCTTTGACGGCGCTTTTACCATTGACAACGTGCCTGACCGGTACAAGGATGCCGTGATGAAAAAGCTGACGGAGGAGGGTTTTTATGAGGTGGAAAGTGATGCTTGACTTCTTGCGGGATATTTTCTCTGCTCTCTCCCATGCTGCCGGTGACAGCGCTGACAAGGAAGAGCCTGCTCCTGCACCGGGCGTGTCCACAGTGGACACCGTCACCGGCTGGGAGGGCGACCCGCCTTACCGCTATGTGGATGTGAGCCGCTATCAGGGAACTATCGACTGGGCAAAGGTCAAGGCCGCAGGCTACAAGGGTGCGATGCTCAAGACGGTGAGTACCAACCGCAAGCTCTCTAAGCGGGCAGACGGTTTGTACATCGACCCTACCTTTGAGACCAACTACCGCAACGCCCGGGCTGCCGGGCTGGACGTGGGCGTGTACTACTACACCTACGCCACCAGCGAAGCGATGGCCGATGCAGAGCTTGCCCTTGTGCGGCAGGCGGTCTACGGCAAGGAGCTGACCATGCCTGTGGCGGTGGACGTGGAAGAAAACAAGCTCAAGCAGCTGTCCACGCTTGACCTGTCCAATCTTACCGCTTACGCGCTGGAACAGTTGGAGCGGATGGGCTTTTACGCCCAGCTCTACACCTACACCGGTTACAAGTATGAGCTGGACATGGCTCGGCTGTCCTCTCGGTGGGATGTCTGGCTGGCTGACTACACCGGCAAAACGCCCAACGTAACGTTTAACTACAACGCCCACCAGCACACCAGCAAGGGCAGCGTGCCGGGCATCTCCGGCAACGTTGACCTCAACGTGACCACCCTCAACTACCCGAAAATCATCCGCAAGAAGGGTCTGACCCGTCTCCGGGAGGGCGCATGAAAGAATTTATTCTGAAGCACATCGGAGAACTGATTTTTACAGGCATCTCCGGCGTTTTGACCGCAGCCTATCGCAGCTTGTCCAAGCGCATCAAGGCGCAGGAAGAGGAGCGCAAGGCTGTGAAAGAGGGCCTGCTTGCCATCATGCACGACCGGCTGTACCAGTCCTGCACCTTTTACATCAAGCAAGGCAGCATCGACACCGGCGGCCTGAAAAACTTAGAATACCTCTACAAAAGCTATCACGCACTGGGTGGAAATGGCACAGGCACGGAGCTGTACAACCGGGCCAAAGCACTTCCCATCTGTGACTGAGAAAGGAGACACCAATCATGGAAATGATTCATAACCTTTTAACCGCACTTCCTGCCCCTGTGGCCCTCGTGCTCATGCTGGGTGGGTTCATCTTCTATGCCCTGGGCTGCATCCGGCTGGGCTATGGTGCTGCTGTCAAGGGCACCGTGATTGACCTGATCGAGCAGGCAGAGCACGAGATTCAGGGCACAAAGCGCGGCGCAGAGCGCAAGGTGTGGGTGGCACAGATGCTCCGCACGGCCCTCAGCGCCAGCAAGTGGGGCAAATTCATCTCGTGGGCCATCACCGATGAGACTATCGGCACGGTTATCCAGTTTTTCTTTGACCGCATGAAAGCGGCGCTGCAAAAGCAGTAAGGAGGATATCATGGCAAGCACTACATACGACGATTTTGTTGAGGTCAACAAAATCGCACAAGAGCATTTTCGGCACATCACGAAAATGGTCTTCGGACGTTTTCGTGACCTCAAGAAAACATACCATCTCGGAAATGCCAACAAAATGGTGACAAAATGTCACCGGTTTACCGTGCTTGGCAATATGGTGCGCAACGCCGGACAGTTGCCGCAGCCCTTCTGGCTCGGTGCTGCCTGTGGCGGCGGCTCGTGTAGTGCTGCCCGCTGCTCTGCAAGGGCTTGACCGACAGCAGATGACCGCCGCAATCAAAAACGCACCGCTTGGGAGGGTAGACCGTAAGATAGCCTTACTGCGGTACGTTGAGCGGCTTCCGCTGCCGGACATTGCAGCACAGACCCATTACAGCCGGACGGCGATAGGCTACCGGTTGAAAGGCATTGATAAAATGCTTGATGTGTGATATACTAACTTTGACTTATGGATTAGTTTTGAGCTTCTGCTCAGGCAATTCAAAAGCGGCAGGCTTTCGGGTCTGCCGCTTTTCTTTTTATACGATTTGTGGTATAATATATCCAAGGAAAACCGACCGGCCTCTCAACGATGCGCATTAGGCCGGGGCTTCCAAGAGCCAACTCCGTGCTCAACGGAGAATTAAAAAAGCAGTCGCCAGATTCGGCGCTGAACAGTCTCCCACCCGCCTACTTACAGTGCGTACCATGTGGGAGACGCAGAAAGCCCCCGGTGTTTCGTTTTGAGCATCGGGGGTTATTTATTTTTCAAGCGTTCATGCGGATTTTTCCGTGTGGGCGCTCTTTTTTTGCTTAAAATAATCAAGCTCTAATCAAGATTTAATCAAGATTTAATCAAGCTCTAATCAAGATTTTTGTCCTTCGTTGTACCTTCGTTGTCTCTCGCGCCGGGCGTTTGCGATACACTGGGTGCAATAGGAGGGATGTATTATGAGCTATTACCCAACACCCGGAGCGCCCTATGTTCCGCAGCAGCCTGTCAACCCTTACGGCGGCATGGACACGGTAGGGCTTGCCACTCCCCTGCCAAACGCACAGATGCAGCAGGCACAGCCGCGGCGTCCGCAGCCGATGAATGGGCAACAGCCTGTTCAGCAGTCGGCACAGGACGGCGGTTGGCTACTGGGCAGACCTGTTTCCAGCAGAGAGGAATTTTTGGCAATACCGTCTGACCTGTACGGCAGATGGACGTATTGCCCGGATTTGCGTAGTGGTGTCATCTACTGCAAACGTCTGAATCCAAACACTTGTGAATCTGACGTGTTAGAGTTTTACAGCCCGGAAGCATGGCGGCAGATACAAGCACAACAGGCACAGCAGACCGCTGCACCGACACAGCAGTATATGCCTGTTGAGCAGTACGATGCCATCGTGCACCGGCTGGATGAGCTGGAAAAGTGGCAGAAGAGCTTTTCTAAGCCCACTGCCGCAACGAAGAAAGGAGAATAACAATGTCCTCTCCGTTTGATGTGATTACGCACAGTCCCATCATGCAGCTTGCAAATCTGGCTCGTGCCGGGCAAAACCCGATGGGGCTTATCCAGCAGTTGAGCGGGCAGAATGCCCCCATCATGCAGGGCTTGAACCTAATTCAGGGCAAAAACGAAACGCAGCTCAAAACGATGGCGCAGAACCTCGCCAAAGAGCGTGGCATCGATCTGAATCAACTGGCAAGTGTCCTGAACCTAACGCTGCCCAAATAACGGTGGTTTGTATGGAAGAATCAAAATCTGTTTCCCCTGAAGAAAATATTGAAAAAAACTTCGAAAAAAATATTTTTGACGGAAACGACAAATCGGGGCTGATGCTTCTCGCCATCATCTTTTGGCTTGCTCGAAATCCAAACGAAGATAATGTTGAATAACGCATCCCTCTAAGCGAAACGCTTCTCAGTTTTGCGGACTTGATAAAAACCGCTTTTGTTTGGCTTCGCCCATCGCACACGGCGGTGGGATAGCATAACGCAAAACTGAAAGGAGTTTTGTTATGGACGATTTTGCAACTGGCTATCTGGCTGGGCAGGACGGCGGCAATAACAACGGCGGATTCTTCGGCAACGAAGGTCTGTGGGCGGTTATCATCCTCGCCATCATCTTCGGCTGGGGCACAAACGGCTACGGTCGGAACGGTGGTGACAACGGTATGAACGGCTACATCCCCTATCTGGTGGGCACCGGCGCAACCGGTCAGGGCGGCGCAGATACTCGTGCGGCTTTGTCGGAGGGCTTCTACCAGCAGGACACTTCCCGTTCTCTGGCTGGCATCCAGAGCGGTATCTGCTCTCTGGGCTATGACCAGCTGGTGCAGATGAACGGTGTCAACGCCAACATCGCAAACGGCTTTGCGGGCGTGAATAGCGCCATCTGTCAGCTCGGCTACCAGAACGCACAGCTCGTGAACGGTCTGGAACGCAGCGTGTCCAACGGCGACAACGCCATCAGCCTCGCCATCATGCAGGAGGGCAACGCGCGGCAGGCGGGTCAGACCGCTATCCAGACGCAGCTTGCATCTTGCTGCTGCGAAAACAAGCAGCTCATCGGCGACCTGAAGTACACCATTGCACAGCAGGACTGCGCTACCCGGCAGGCTATCGCAGACAACGCCCGCGCTATCGTGGACAACTGCAACGCCAACTTCCGCAGCATGATGGACTACTTCACGCAGGATAAGATTGCCACTCTGACCGCTGAGAACCAGAGCCTGAAGTTCGCCGCTTCTCAGGATCGTCAGAATGCGCTTCTGACCACCGTGATGTCCCAGCAGACCGATACCATCCTGAACCGGGTCAATCCCCGTCCGATTCCCGCTTATCAGGTGGCAAACCCTAACGTGGGCGTGAACTGCTGCGGCTGCTGCTAACCTACACACTCCCCGATAACACCGGGTGAACCATCGGGGCAGGGGTAAGACACCTCTGCCCCTGATTTTTTAGGAGGAAACTACTATGGCTTGCAAAACAAGCTGCAAACTCTGCCCGCACTTGGTCATCAGTCAGGCAGTCACGTTTGCCGACGATACTCTGACTATCAACATCCCTGCCGGCGCATACCAGAACGGAGAGAAGTATTGCATCGTGGTTGCCCAGAGCTTGCCGGACACGACCACCATCAACGCCCCTGTGGTCATTACCATAGGTGCAGGCACGACCGCATACCCTCTGACCGACTGCAACTGCGCTCAGGCGACTGCCGAGAGCATCCACACCCGCACCCGCTACGCTACCCGTGTAGCAACGTCCGCAACCGGCACCGGCACGTTTAAGTATCTTGGCTGCTTCTGCCGTTCTCACGCTGGTGCGCCTGCGTCCATTTCTTGAGGAGGTATAGATTATGGGCAAGACTAATTTTCGCCGCATGATGATGCTCCGCGAACACGACAAAGACCGTGAGCCGGAACGCGACCGCCTTGAGGAAGAGCGTGACCGCAGGGAGCGTGAGCTGGAACGCCGTCTGCGCAAGCTGGAAGACGGCAATGACCGCCATCCTTACTATCCGCAGGAGGAGAACCGCTACATCGACCCCTACCCTATCCCCCGCTACCCTGACGTAGAGTATGGGCGCAAGATGCCGCAGATTGGCTTCTCGCAGAACGGAGACTGGGACAAACGGTCTGGGCAGTATGAGCATGGCGGTGCTGACAGCCGTTCCATCAAAATGCCACGCAAGCACCTCACCCACGACGAAGCGGAGGAATGGTGCGACAGCATGGTGAATGCTGACGGCACGAAAGGCTGTCACTGGACGCTGGAGCAGACGCAGGACGTGGCCAAACAGCGGAATATTACTTGTGACCCGAACGATTTCTGGGCTGTCATGAACATGATGTACTCGGATTATTGTCAGGTTGCAAAGCGTCAGTCCGTTGACACTCCGGGCTTCTACGCTGACATGGCAAAGGCGTTCCTTGATGACACGGACGCTGTGGACGGCAAGGCGTATCTCTACTGGGATTGCATTGCTGATAAGTAAATAAGAACCCCTGTGCGGTCATTGCGGCTACACAGGGGCTCTTTTATTCCCAAAGTACAGATTGGGCTTTTATGTCAAATAAGTCTTGCGGATGAAATACAAGGCTCTTATCGAGTTCAACTATGCCAACGATTGAGAATTTGCCGGGGACTTCTCGCTCGATTTTAGCCTTTGCTTCATTCTTGTCATTCGCAAACAACACGAACGGGGTTTGAAAGTGTCTGCATTTTTCGTCATCATCGTACTGGATTTTGACCCAATAGAAATTTTCCATATATCGCTCCTTTGCTATCTTAATATTTTACAGGCGGTTCAGGCAACGGCATCCAATATGTGATGTTATGGATTCTGCCCTCATCGTCCCGCCACTCTTTGAACTGCTCATCGTAATTTGCTATAACAATATCGAAAGCGGATTCATCGAATCCGATAACACGCGGGTCTGTATCCCCCGGAACACTATTCTTTGCACAAATCCACTGGCTTGATTTTGGCGCGTTTGATACATCGTAAGCGCAATATCCGATGCACTGCGGATTGCCGTACTTCTTCATATAATCTTCATTTCCGATTCGAGCCGCACAAACCATGTGGACATTTTTCCAACCGACACGGTCGTCGTCCGTTGATTCGCTGTCGATAATAATATCTTCTGGGTCTAGTACTTTTCTTCCGATTGCAAGATTCCAGTTATTTGCAACATACCGTTTCATTTGCCATTCGTTCAGAAAAGTTTTTGCTTCTTTCATGGCATCTTCCAAAGAACCACGATGAGGTCTATAAACAATCATACGTCAATCCTCCAAGAAATCCTCCAACTCAATCTTTCCATCTGCCGCTGCAACCGCCAGAGCGTACACGAACTGTCCAATCGTCATTCCGTGCCGCCTCGCTTCACGGTTGATGTACTTGCGTTCTTCCTCGCTCATAAGGATGGTAATGCGCTTAGAACGCTTGCCGTCACCGCTTGCAACACCCTGATGCGATTCCGGCATCGGGATTTTTTTCTTTGTCAAACCAGCTTCAGCCAGTGCGCCGGGTACATCGCCCTGTTCAATTAAACGCTGCACCTCTTTTGCCTGTTTCAGCTTCTTCGGCTTGCCTTCGCCTAATACGGCATCATTTGGCTGTTTTTTACTGTCTTTGGCTTGCTTCGGCTTAATATTTCTTAATTCAGCTTCACTCGGCTGTGTATGGCTGTCTGTGGCTTCACTAGGCTTAATCGGCGCTTGTTCGGCATTATTCGGCTTTGTTTGGCTTACTTCTTCTTCCTTTGGCTCACTTCGGCTTAATGTCTGTTCCGAAAAAACAGGCTGGAAGTCAAACCCGCCCAACAAGCCGGATGTTTTTTTGCTGGTTGACTTCATCAGCCCTCACCTCCAACGAGATACTGCGCCAACGACTTGAAGTCCTCTGCGCTGGTACTCTTTGCCGTGTCACCGCTAAACAGGCTGTGACGCTCTGCCTGCGCCTTACGAACTCCCATAGACGGTCTAATCTTCACGTCCAGCAGCTTTGTTCCCATGCTCTGTGCAATCACCGGGAGCTGCTCTACGACCTCTTTGGACAAGTTCTCACGGCTTTTGTACTGGTTCAGAAGCAGACCTTCAATCTTCAAGGTCGGGTTGAAATATCTGCGAACATCACCGATGGTCTGCGAAAGTTGGCTCAATCCGGCAAGCGCATAGCGGTCTGCTGTAATGGGCACGATAATGCTGTTGGCGGCGATCAGAGCGTTTACAAGCGCAAGACCGAGCTGCGGGGGAGTGTCCAAAACAATGTAATCGTACCATTCTGACACGGATTCCAACGCTTCACGCAGCCGGAAGTTCTTGCCTATGTCCCGAACAAGCTGCTCGTCAATGTCCTTCAATGCGTTGTCTGACGGCAGAATGTCACCAGCTTCACAGTGCTGGATTCCTTCCTCTACTGTGCCCTGCCGGGTCATTACATCGAACAGGGTACACACGTCCTCTGTCTGCGCGCCGTAGGTGTCCGTTGCGTTGCACTGGGCATCGCAGTCCACCAGCAAGACTTTCTTGCCAAGCAGCTGCAACGCGCCAGCCAAACAGGTGCTTGTGGTAGTCTTTCCTGTGCCGCCCTTCTGGTTGGCGACAGCTATAATTTTTGCCATTTTATCACTCTTTCTTTTTAGTAGAACGGATATGCTGCCTTTATCTCGTCTCCGACCCACAATACAGGCGTGACGTGCCATGCAATTACAGTTCCTTTGATTTCATTACTATCGGAATCAAACCATTTGCCGTTGATTGTATCGTACTCGCCGGTTATTAAACTTTTTTCTCCTGTTTTCTCATCTTCGATGCGAAGTAAAAGCCCATGAGGCCATCCTTCTAGGCTTTTATTCGGCATAACGTCTTTGATCATGTACCACTTGTCCTTGTCATAGCCTTTCGGAAACATCGGAATCATACTCTTTCTCCTTTCTGCATCATCTGCTCAACGCTCTACGTCTTACTGCTCTTGTAACGCTTCAATGGAATAGAACGCTGGCATATACTTGTCTACGATACCTGCTTTGTCTACGCTTCTAATCAGATAGCCAACAGGTCTGTCCGGGAACGGAGACCTATCCAAAGACAAAATGTCATTATACGCAGCCTTTACCGTTTCGTAAACCGCTTCTCTGCGTCTCGGCAACTTGATTTCAGGATGCTCTTTCTTCATCCACTTCTCAACCACTTTTGCCACGTCAATGCAGTCCTGCTTTTCTAGTTCGTCACACATAGACCAGTCAAAATCATCATATCCGCTTCTGCGGGGCTTTCTGGCGGCTTTTTGAGGTTCAGCCGATACTTCACTTGCCTGAGCTTCAATCAGCGTCTCGGACGCTTTAATTTTGGGCTTAAACTTGACTGCCACAGCCTTTCGTGCCACAAGAACCGGTTCGTAGGCCACCACAATGTCAGACACAGCATTGATTTCGTCTACTGCAACGTCAAGCACTCGTTTGCGGAGGTTCTTGTAAACATCGTAGCTTGCTTCCATCGCACCGAGCTGTTCTCTCAGTTTTTTCAGACTGATTTCATGCGGTTTACTGTCCATGTTCATCCAGTCCCGAAGAATCGAATAAAGCAGAATGCTGTACTGTGATTTCATCCGTGATGTATAGCGTAGACGATACCGAACGTACCCGCTTTCGGCAATGTCAAAGAAAATAGGGCGAAGGTCAGGGTTGCAAGTAATTGCCACAACATAAGACCTCGTTTCGGGTACATAGTCCAGTTTTGCCCTTGTGAATAAAACAAAGCTTTCAAACGTACCCTTCTCTTTGTCAATGGGAATCGACACCGTATTGCCTAGAAAGTGCTTGATCTGCGGCTCAATCCTTCGTGCATCAAGGCTTTTCAGTCCGAGCAGGTCTCTGTACTCTGCCAACGAGAACTCCACACGGCTACTGTTTGGGTCTCTCGGATTTATTCTTGACAAGTAAACCTCTAGCAACCGAAGCTCGCCTGCTGTGTAGTCCCTAAACTTTGCCCACACAAGGGATTTGCTTTTTTCAACAAGGTTGTTGTCGGATATTTTTGGCATCAGTTCACCTCCTTTATCAGTCTAAAAACAGTATAGCACAGGTCGGGGGACAAGTCAACACTTTTCGTCCCCCGTGACTTGTCTTTTTGTCCCCCATAGGGTCGTCAAAACGTCCCCCATGACTTGTCAAAACGTCCCCCATGCTTTGTCATTTCGTCCCCCATCTACATATTATATATTAAACAAGAAATAAACAAGAGGTTAAATATCATCGTTAAATAGGCGATGACGATAATTTTCAACAATTTCTTTGTTTTCCATTCCAGCTTGTGGATAACTCAACCTTCCATTTGCTGAATAAAGTCTTTCCGGCAATGATTAGTCTTATCTAATGTGTACAAAAAGTGGATGAAAAACTTTTAAGCCGGTGTTATGGGGGACGGATTGACAAGCTGACCAATCACAAATAATAAATTAGCGCTAGTTCGTTATTTATTCCGCGCGAATGTTGTCGATTTGCAGTCTATGGGGGACGGAATGACAAGGTAAAGGTATACCTAATCTGCATGAAACGTGTGCAAAAAGTGGATAAACGTGGACAAAATGTTCTTCAAAAACTGCGATAATTCGACAATCAGCCTCTTATATTATTCGGATTCACGGTATAAGAATCGTTGGACTTCATAGCGGCTTCCGTCCCGGCATCTTGCGCCTGATAGAGAATTTCCATCTTCGGGGCGGTTCCGTTCGGGTCTGGGTCTGTCCCGGTAGCCTGCGCTATTTCATAGTTGCCCGATACCATCCGGCAGACAGAGACCTTGTCCTTCAATGGCGTATGGAGGTTTGCCAGAACCTCCGTCAGCACACCGATGTGGTCTGAACCGTGATCTCCGTATCGGATGTACAGCAAGGCATCTATCTCGTAGGAAGAACACTCCATCATGGCATCTATGAGAATCTTGCGCTTTTCCATGTCGAAAAGGTCGTCCTCCAGATGCTCAAGCAATCCGGGATGAATGCAAGCGTCCATGTATCGAGCCACCGATACGCCGCAGCAGGTGAACCAGCGCATAGCCATTGGCAAGGAGATGGCTGCCAGACCTTGCTCCCAGTTGGCAATCGTACCACGATTCACGCCTATTCGTGCGGCTAATTTCTGCTGGCTTAAGCCGGAATGTATCCGTGCCATCTCTAATGCTTTGGCCGTTCTTACCAAATATTCATCCATAAATTCACGCCCTTTCAACAAAATCCAGCAAAACTGCCGGATTCGACAAACCAAAAAATGGAAAAAGCTGCTATGGAGAACCAACAGCAGCCTGTGTTATAACTGTATTGTCAAAAAATTCCAAAGAGGAAGGGAACAAAAATGAAAGAAACTGCAATCTGGAACCATGAACGTATGCCGATCATCGATGGAATGCCTGCCAGCGTTCCCAATGGGAAACCACACACACCTGAACCGTGGGAGGAAAGTTAATGAACCGAACTGTAGATGCTCTGATTGTCCCATACGCCCGCAGAAGGACGCTGGAGCTTGTCCTGAGCCTTTCTGGGTACGAAGCTGATAAAGATGCTTACCTCGAAGCAAAAGGCATCCTGGAACGCGCTGTAGCCGCCTTAGACGATGGGCGAGACCCGGCAGATAACATCGAACGCATTGACGGACAGCTTGTGGAACTGTGAAAGGAGAAGAAGATGGACTTTACGAATGGATTCTATAAAGCCGAGAACCCTGTCGTTCTTGAAGAAGTGAAAACTTTCCTCCAATCAATGGAACGGCGTGGGGCAACCGTAAAAGACTTAGACGATGCCATTGTGCAGCTAAACAATGTTTCGCACAGCATCAGCACAAACGCTCTCGTCAAAGCAGATGTGCTGGACGATTTACCGGATAACCCTTTTCGTTCCATGCTCAACGAAATGTTACAGAGCAAAGGGTAACTTAAACTTAATGTGGCTCTTAATCATTGTCATTGCAATTTTTGGCTTCCCCGATGAAAAGTAACGGATGTGAAGAAAACATTCGATTTTTGCGAAGTTGTTCAAATTATATTGACTACACAACCAAAAGATGTATAATCATATCAAATGAACATTCGTATTTACTGATCGGGAGGATATGCTGCAATGAGCGAACAAGAAAGAGCCAAGATTGACCGATTTATCGCATGGTTGTTGGAACACCCTGAAAAGATTCCGACAGCGGAGCAAGCCTTAGACCTGGAATAACAGAAAATCCCTTGCGCAGAGCTATACCAGCCCGGCACAAGGGATTCTTTTATTTTGCCGGGCATGAACGTCACATCTTTTCGATCAGGTTCATCAGCGCTTCACGCTGCGCTGTCGGCATAGATTCAAGCTTTTTTCTAATCCGCTCCACTGCTGCATCAACTTCATTTTGCGGCTGCTGGGGCGGGTTTTCTTTTTGGTTGCCAGTGAGAAGGTAGTCAACCGTAACATCGAAATACTGTGCCAGCTTAACGGCATTTTGATTGGTCGGCTTTGCATCGTTCCCTGCATTTGCTTCGGTTCTCCAATAGCTATAAGCAGATTTCGGAACGCCAGCTTCAGTCAAAGCACGAGATGGCTTTACTCCCTTTTGCTCACATAGCCTTACGAAATTGTCAAAAAACACAAAACATACCTCCAGCGTTTGTACAAGATGACAAAGTTCTACCACTTGAACAAAAACACTTGAAAAGTTCTACTACTTGTGCTTTAATAAGGCTACCTGGTTCAATCGGTAGAACAAATTAAAGACTTTGAACAAATAGAAGAACGTTCGATAATGTTTTTGCTTGACACCATAATATTATCATATTCTTTCAAAAAGTTCAAGTACTAGAACAAGAAAGGAGAAAAAATTTGCTTCCTAAGTGGACAGGCGATGTTGTGGGAACGCTTCACGTTAACAGCATCGAAATCAGAGAGCTTGCTGCAAAAATGGGATGCGCACCGGAATACTTGGGAAAAATCCTGAACGGTAAGCGTGAACCTAAAAATGCGGAAGCTAAGGTGAAAGAAGCTCTGGAAGAGCTGTTGAAGGAAAGAAAGGGGAAATGAGTGGTATGAAACGGTTCATCACCTTAAAGGTTGAGGTTGACCTTGAGCACCCGGAAGAAGCGCACCACGACATTGACGAGACGATAAAGGCCTACGAGGAAAGCAAAAAGAGCTGGGATCTCTTTGAAGTCCACGAAGCCAAAAGCAGAGCACAAGACATTTTGTACAACCTGTGCAATGAAGGTTACAGTATGATCTGGACGGTCACGGATGGCGCTGTTGGCCTGACGATCTGGAAAAGCTTTAAGGAGCCTTCTGTTGGCCAGTGCTATATGCCAAAAGAAAACTTGTTTAACATCTGGGTCGAAAAGTTGGTTGCGCTGTGCATTGCCACAGGCAAGGAAGTCCCGAAGTTTATCACAGATAAGGCTGGTGAATGCTGGTGATGAAATTTCGCAAAGCGCAAAGCCGCAAGCGCAGATTAAAGCTGGCAATGGCAGCTGGCGTGTCCCGAAACGATGCCAACAAGGTGCTTTGGATGGAGAAGACCATCAATCAGTGCTTTGAGCGCCACAATCGGGAAGCCAGACTGAAAGAGGAGATGCAGCGTGGAAGAAAAGTACTGTGAGCGCTGCGGTGTCTTTCTTGGCCTTGTAAATCCGTGCAAGAAATACTGTGAAGAATGTAAAATCATTGTTCGCAGAGAACGGCAGGCTCTTATAAAGAAAGGAATCAAGGCTAAGCCGGAACCGGCTTTATGCGCTTGGTGCAAGAAGCCAATGGTTCGGAAGGTCTGGTCTCAGAAGTATCACCCTGAATGCGCAGCAGATGCAAACAAGGCTTTGACCAAAAAGTACAAAGCCAAAAGGCAAAAAGAGCTGAATGAGCTAAAAGCATCTGGCGAGTTCAAAATTACTTGGGATGTGCAGGGGCCAGAACGTGCGAGACCTCAAAAGCACGAACCTCCAAAGTATACCGTGCGACAGATGAACGATGCCGCAAAACGATACGGCATGAGCTACGGCCATTACAGTACTTTACTTGCACAGGGAAAGGTGAAGGCCCCTGATGAACGGTAAATACTACGGCAAGCGGGAAATCCGCTGGAACAGCCGGGAGAAAGAACGGCTGGAACACATCCAACGCAAGCGAAGGATGGCAAACGATGAAGAGGGCAATAAGCAACTTCAACAAAAGCAGTCCGTGGCAGAAGCGCTGGCAAGAGCGTGAGCCTTTAAGACTGGAACATATCAAGAAAGAAAGAGTGAGCAAAAATGAAAAAAATCAAAGTCAGAATCACATTCACCGAAGCGGTTCTCGGCACTTGGCCTAGCAATCAGAACATCGCGCGAGAGTTCATCGCCAGCAAGTCCCCGGATGCAAACACCATCGAGGACGAGGTTGCAGCTCTGGGTACTGACGCAGTAGCAGACAAGGGTATGACCGTTTTTCCCCGGAACGAGGAAGGGCAGCCAATTCTGTACGATTATCAGGTTAAGGGATTCTTTAAGGATTCCTGTGGTATGCTGGGTCGTATCGGCGGCAAGACCGAAACCGGAAAGAAGAAAGCCGTGAATGAATCCGGCAAGCTTACAGCATACAAGAAAGTCATTGACGGTCTTATTTTCGTGTCTCCCCGGATGATTCCCATTCATGTGAACGGCGAGATTACCGAGTGCCAGCGTCCGTTGCGGGCACAGACGGCACAAGGCGAACGTGTAAGCCTTGCCAACAGCGAGCAGATTCCTGCTGGCAGCACCTGCGAGTTTGAAATCGTTCTTCTGGATGATTCTCACGAGAAGGTCGTGCTCGAGTGGCTGGACTACGGCGCTCTGCGTGGCATCGGACAGTGGCGCAACAGTGGCAAAGGCCGCTATACCTACGAAATCCTGAACTGATCGCAATGGCACAGCTTTTCAATGAAAGGCGAAGCAATGGCAAAGTGTGGCTTTGAACCGCGTATCAAAGGCAATGCAAAGGATTGAACAGATACGCAATGGAATTGCATAGACACGACATGATTCGCTCCGCAACGGCACAGCTCGGAATTGCTGATAATAGCATGGCTATGGCACGGCTTTGAGACGTGGCGCAAAGGCAACGCTTGGAGACAAAGCGACTTGAACGGCAACGGCGATGCGCTGATTTGACGAGATCTGCAAAGGCATGGCGGAGCAAAGATCAGACGAGCAATGGAATGGCAAGGAAAAGCTTGGAAAAGCAATGGCTATGGATGCAAGGTGTAGCTTTGATAAGCAATGGCAAGGCATGGATCAGAAGCGAGCCGCAATGGCAAAGCGGAGTGGAGAATGGCAACGCATTAAAGAGAGCCGATTTGCAGTGGCATGGCATCGACATGCCTCGCTATGGCGAAAAAATAAACGAAAGGGGATAAAAATGAAAGCACTCGTGGAAATCGTCCTGATCTGGGGCATTGTCTTAGCGTTGGTTCTCGCAACGTTTCTGCTGAACTTCTGGCTCGTGCATCACATTGAGCTTTTGGCCGGAGCTAAGGCAACATGGTACATCATAGGTGCCGGCGCTTTGATGGCAACCGGTTGGATTTTCGGCGTTGGTAAAAAGGCATGACGCTAGAAGATGCAATGAGGGTCAGGTCTTTCAACATCAACGACCTTAGCCGTAGATCGGGAGTATCAAGGCCGACGATTTACAGCATCTTGGGCAAGCGAAAGAAGCAAAAAAGTTCCGTTCGGGTCGATACGCTTCTAAAAATCGCAAAGGCCTTGAATGCAAAGATTGCCATTAGTGAAAACAAGCCAAGCGGATTTGATATTGTCTTAAAAGAGGTGAAGAGAAATGAAAACTGTTAAAGGCACTGTATTGTGCTTTATAAGCATATCCATCGCCGTTGCAGCACTTGGATGTGGAAACGCCATCAACGGTGCTTCCAATGGCTGGGGGATGCTTGGATATACGCTACTGTCCGTCTCAATGTTTTTTACTGCTTTGATTCTCGCTATTATCGGCGTTAGCGCGGAGAATGAGCGCATTGAACGCGAAAACCGTAAGATCAAACGAGTGGCCCACCACACCAACGAATGGAGGGACGCTCAGTGAAATGCCCGATGTGCGGACAGGAAAGTGTCACTACTGTAGACACCAGGAACGAGGATGATTGTATCATCCGTAGAAAGCACTGCCTGAACAAGAAGTGCGATTACCGGTGGTCTACTATCGAAATCGACACAAGCCAGTGGTACTCAGCTCTTCAAATCCAAGAGCACAGAAAACAGAGAGGACGGCCCAGAAAGAATGATTAGCGTGAACCTAGATAGATTCGGCGGCATGATTGAGCCGGAAGACGGCGTGTATTTCCTGACCCGTGAGCAGGAAGCAGAAGCCAAAGAAGCTAACCGTCTGGCTGAGATTGAGGCCTTGCGGTCTGAAATCGAGGACAGGGAAGCAGAGCTGAAAAACCTTCGCGCACAGTTGGCAGAACTGATGGCTGGGTGATTTTGTACAGCCAAGTTAAGCCGAAGTAAGAATAATGAAGCCTAATGAAGCCAAAGAAAGGAAAAGTATGGACAACAGCAAAATCCATGAAGCTCTGATGGCTGTTCAATCAGAGTTGAAAGCCCCGAAGGGGCAGATGAACACATTTGGCGGTTACAAGTATCGCTCTTGTGAGGACATTTTGGAAGCAGTCAAACCAATTTTGAAAGAACACGGTTTGCTTCTTACCCTTTCTGATGAACCTAAAGTGTTAGAGGGGTGGCATTACATCGAAGCGACCGCAAAGGTGGAAACTCTGGATGGTGGATGCGTAACGGTTACTGCTTACGCAAGAGAACCGGAGCAAAAAACCAAGATGGATGCAGCGCAGGTGACTGGAACGTCTAGTAGCTACGCCAGAAAGTACGCCTTGAACGGTTTGTTCTGCATTGACGATACGAAGGACGCTGACACGGACGAGTATCAAAAACAGACCGCAAGCAGGGCAAGCAAGCCTGTCCAAAAGCAAACGGAAGCGGAAACCATCCCCCCATGCGCTTGCTGCGGAAAGCAGTTGCAGCCTATTCAGTACAACAACCGCACAGTCACTCCGCTGGAAACTGCAAGAAGCACGAAGAAACGCTTTGGGCGTGTCCTGTGTTGGGACTGTGCCCAGAAACAGCCGAAGGAGGGCTAAACAATGCTTAACTCTATCGCAATTCAGGGGCGTCTGGTTCACACGCCTGAAGCTAAGGTCACGAAGTCTGGCAAGGATGTTTGCACGTTCAGCATTGCTTGCGACCGTCAGAGTGGCGGCCAGAAGGAAACCGACTTCTTCAACTGCACCGCATTTGGTAATACGGCACTGTTCGTTTCCAAGTGGTTCCAGAAGGGCAGCCTGATTCTGGTGACTGGCAGCATCCAGACCCGAAAGTATATTGACAAGCAGGGAAACAACCGCACCGCAACGGAAATCATGGCGAACAAGGTTGACTTTTGCGGTGGCAAGTCTGACAGCAAACCCGCCGATCGGGCGCAGGATGCACCACAGAACTATTCTCAGGGTAACGCAGACGACTTCTCTGTGATTGACGACAGTTCTGATCTCCCTTTTGACTAACGGTTACGCTACCGGGACAAAAGGCGAGAAAGGAATAGATGGAGGAACTTTGGAAAGACATTCCAGAATACGAAGGGCTTTATCAAGCATCGAATCTTGGAAGAATCAGAAGCGCACCGGGCAAAACGACTTTTTCTGCTGGATGCAGAGTTCGGACTTGGCAAGTAAGAATTATCCAGCCTAAAAAAGAAAAAAGATGCCGAAACTCAAAAGGCTACACTGACGAGAGAGTAGAACTTTGGAAAGATAGAACACACAAAACAATGCTTGTTTCACGGCTTGTTGCAATGGCTTGGGTTGATGGTTACAAGCCTGAATTGACTGTAAATCATATTGATGGAAACCCATCAAACAACACACCTGAAAATTTGGAGTGGATAACAAGAAGTGAAAACATAAGAAAAGGATTTCAAGAAGGTCTTTACGATAAATGCAGCAAAGAAGTTGCTCTTATTTCTCCAACGGGGGAAATCCACTATTTTGGAACAAGAAAAGCTGCTTCAAATTTTCTAGGAAAGAATCATGCGTATTTGAATAATCGCCAAAAGCGAAATTACAAGACCGGGATTGATTCAAACGGAAATCATTGGCTCATTAGAGACTGATCGCCTACCTTATATAAGAGCTGCGCTATCTGGCTGGACGGGCGTTTGGAAAGATGAAGCACTTGGGCGACATTACAAAGATTCACGGCGACCAGATAGAGCCTGTGGATTGTATCACGTTCGGCAGCCCATGCCAGGACTTGTCCATTGCGGGGCGAAGGGCAGGACTTGCGGGAGAACGCTCCGGGTTGTTCATGGAAGCGGTTCGAATCATAAAAGAAATGAGGTCAAGCACAAATGGACTGTATCCAACTTTCGCTGTTTGGGAAAACGTGCCCGGAGCGTTCAGTTCCAACGGAGGAGAAGATTTCAGAGTCGTGCTGGAAGAACTTGCCCGCATTGAACAGCCAGACGTTTCAATTCCTCGACCTTCGGGTAGGGGGGGCAGATGGAGCAAAGCCGGAGCAATCGCCGGAAATGGATGGAGCTTGGCTTGGAGACAGCTTGACGCTCAATATTGGGGAGTGCCCCAGAGAAGAAAACGTATCGCTCTTGTCGTGGATTTTGCAGGTCAACGCGCCGGAGAAATACTATTTGAGCGAACGAGCCTGTCAAGGCATCCTGATTCGCGCATCACGGCGTGGAAAGAAATTGCCGGACTTACTGCAAACTGCCCTGCTGGAAATGATGGAGTGGTGGGAGCCGGGCGCGGCCGCAAAGGCGATAAAGATGCTGATTGCAGAAGAACAAAAACGGATAAGACGGGAGAAGCTGGCCGCTCTGAACGAGAGGAAAGAACTGATAAGAGAGAAAGCGGAGAAGTAGCTGCGTATTCTCTTAAAATCCGCTCTGGCTGCGCCGGAGGAGGAAAGGGCGCGCTTGTGCAAACAGAAAAAGTCGGGACGCTATCGACACTCCAAGACCAGACGATTTTCCAGCTAGTGCAAGCCGGGGAGATAATCCCAATAAACACACAAATCGCTACAAGACACATCTCGATGGGAGAAAAAACAGGTCTTGGAGTCGGAAAGAATGGAGACCCGGCCTTTACTCTACAGGCACGGCATGAACACGGCGTGTGCTATTGCATTGCGGGAAACATTGTTGACAGAGCCGATACGGCAGGGGCGAACGGCTTGGGCGCAAAAGAAGAAGTGGGCTATACACTGAACACAATCGACCGTCATGCAGTTGCGTATTCCATAAATCCGTTGTCAAGTAACAGCATAAAATCGGCAAATCCGTACAGCGGGTTCAATGAAACAGGTGTAAGTAAAACGCTCGACTGCTCTGACGCAAGCCCAACGAAGAATCAGGGAGGACTTGTCATCGTTCAGCCGATTCCGATTCAAGACAAAACAGGAACTCTTTCGCCAGGCGCTCACGCTGGAAGTTACAATGGACAGGATGCTTACAACGATATGCTGGTAAGGTGCAGAGTTTTTGACGCAAGAGGTAATGGAAATGGAAAGACGGTTCCGACCATTACGGGAGACCACGAAAGCAGAATCACTGATTATACAGCCATTGTGGTTGAACACGCTGGCTGTTTGACACCGTGGGATGTTCAGAGCCGCAGGATTTTTTCTGAATACGGGAAATGGCCGGCGTTGTATAGCGGAGAAGGCGGCGGACATGGATATGTGTTTACACTCCGATGGATTGTTCGCCGTCTAACCCCTATGGAATGCGAACGTTTGCAAGGATACCCGGACGGATGGACGGACATTGGCGAATGGACGGATAGCAAAGGAAAGAAACACAAATACGCTGACAGCCCACGGTACAAGGCTCTTGGCAACTCAATCGCTTTGCCGCAGTGGTTCTGGTTGGTGCAGAAGATGCGCCCTTACCTGAAAGAAAAACCTACGCTGGGCAGTCTGTTCGATGGCCTGGGCGGTTTCCCTCTGGTCTGGCAAAGAGCATACGGCGAGGGAACCGCACGCTGGGCAAGTGAAATCGAAGAGTTCCCGATGGCTGTAACAAAAAGGAGATTTGGCGAAGAATGATTACTTGTTGTCTCAACTGCACATCACGCCACCAAGCCTGCCACGACACTTGCGAGAAGTACAAAGCAGAGAAGAAAGACTTCGAGGAGCGCAAGGCATTCGTGCATGAGCTGAACTACAGCCAGAGCGTGTACCACCGCAACTACGAGGATAAGCACCGGGAGCGTGGCAAGAAGCGGCATCTCGGAAGTGAATTTAGAGGTGAACGAGGATGAGCAAAGCCGTACTTATTAGCATTCGTCCAGAGTGGTGTAACAAAATTGCAGGTGGGCAGAAGACCGTGGAAATCCGCAAAACAGAGCCAAATCTGAAAAAGCCGTTCAAGTGCTATATCTACTGCACCAAGAGTACACACTTTGTCGATATTCCCGGTATGAAAAGAAGTGGCCTCATGTCGGCTGACGGAAAGGTCATCGGCGAGTTTACTTGCTGTAGTACTACGGTCATCTGCCATGTAAGGCCGACGGGAAGCGGGGATTTGCCCAAGCTACACATTATTGGGCCGGGACTAGAATTGCAGTATAAGCCTGCGACTGACCTGCTCAAAGCGGCCTGCCTGAGCGAAGAAACCGCCGAAAAATATCTCAAAGGCCGTGGCGGCTACGGCTGGCACATTTCCAACTTGAAAATTTACGACCGCCCACGACCGTTGAGCGATTTTACAAGGCTGCGGGCAACAAAATTTGGCTATGAGCCTGTAGATATTGAGCGGCCCCCGCAATCCTGGTTTTATGTGGAGGAACTTTACACATGAACACCGGAAAGCAGTTTGAATCAGACTTCAAAGCATCCGTTCCACCCGATGCGTGGTGCTACCGGCTGAAGGACAGTGCTGCCACCTACTACGGCGGCAACGAGAACCTGTCCTTTTCCATCGACAACATCTGCGACTTCCTTGTGTACCGTTACCCGATGAATCACCTGCTTGAGCTGAAAACCATCGAAACGCCCTCTATCCCTCTGGAAAAGGTGTTCGGCAAGTACGACAAGGCAAAGTGCAAGTACCGCAAAGAAAAGCACATCACAGACATGGTGGATGCAATGGGGTACAGCGGTCAGACCGCCCATGTGATAGTCAATTACCGGACAGTCAACCGCACCTTTGCAATCCCTGCCAACAAGGTTCTAGCGTTCCGTTACAACGAGAGCCGCAAAAGCATCCCTTGGCAGTGGGCAGAGCAAGAGGGGATAGAGGTCAAAGCAAAAAGGCTGCGTGTCCATTGGCGGTATGACGTGGATGGGCTGCTAAAGAGATTGGAGAAAGAAAATGAGCAGAGTTTTCAAATGTGACCGTTGCGGCGAGATTTTCAAAGAAAACGACGGTGCAGAGAGAATGGTTGAGGAAGCAGAGGAAGAATGGGATGAGATTGAGGAAAGAGTGAAAAAACCTTATATCAATCCCAGTTCTGTCAGCAACCATATACAAACAATCCACATGAGCAACTGTGGCACTGTTGACTGGCGTAACAACGATTATGACCTTTGCCCCTCTTGCATGGCAAAGCTGAACGACTGGCTGAAAGGAGAACAGAAGTGAGCAAGAAAATTTCAGACATTCTGCCTAAGACCGAAATCTTGGCGCAGTTGGCAGAAGAAGCGTCCGAACTGGCACAGGCTGCGTTAAAGCTGCGCCGTGCGTTGGATGGGACGAACCCGACACCGAAGAGCGTTGAAGAGTGCCGGAACGCATTTGAAGAAGAGTACGCAGACGTTGTGAACTGCATTATTGCGTTGGACATGGACGATGTAGCCTTTGATCGGATGCGGAAAATGCAGTACGAAAAGGAAGTCCGCTGGCTCTCTCGCCTTGAAGCAAAGGAGCAGTCAGATGAATAAATTCGGAAACTGTCCGCTGTGCGGCAAGCAGGTCAAGCCAACCAACCTCCGCAAAATCGCACGACAGAACCAGTTATACGGATTTCGTATGGCTCTGGATGGCATTGCCACCACATGGGGCGCACTGATTCAGAACCTTCGGTGCGATGCAGATCTGACCGATGAACAGGTACAGAAGATCATCCGAATTGGTGACAGATACTGGGAGATGGTTGGGCAGTTCAAAAACGAGGACATGACCCCTGATGAGTTTGCGGATTACATCACCGCAAAGTCAGAACAGGTCGAAAAAGAGTTGAGGGAAAGGTGGAGCTAATGGACAAGGAACAGCTTGCAATCGCACGGTTGCAGGACGCTGCAAGGCTGTCAGAGCATCGGTACAAGAAACCGCTCATGGTCACATACTCTGGCGGCAAGGATTCGCAAGTGCTTGTAGCTCTGGCTGAACGTGCAGGAATCAACTTTGAGGTGGTCAACAGCCATACCACAGCAGATGCGCCGGAAACGGTCTATTTTATCCGTGAGCAGTTCAAGGCGATGGAAGAACGGGGAATCAAATGCTCCATCGTCATGCCACGCTACAAGGACAAACCCGTGTCCATGTGGACACTGATTCCGCAAAAACTGATGCCGCCTAAACGACTTGTGCGGTATTGCTGTGATGTTTTGAAAGAGAACACTGGCAAAAACCGATTCATTGCAACAGGTGTGCGGTGGGCTGAATCTGCACGGCGCAAAAACAGTCGTGGCGTGATGGAGCTGATGCACAAAGACAAAGAGAAGCGCATCATCCTCATGGGTGACAATGACGAGAAACGCCAGCTGTTTGAAACGTGCAATGTCAAAGGAAAGATGACCGTCAATCCGATTATCGACTGGTCTGACGACGATGTGTGGGACTACACGCACAGCGAACACTTGCCCATCAATCCGCTTTACTGCGAAGGACAGAAGCGTGTTGGCTGCATCGGCTGTCCTATGGCCGGTAGGGGGGCAGACAGCGTGAGTTTATGCGATGGCCTGCCTACGAGAAAATGTACATCTCGGCGTTTGAAAGAATGCTTGATGTCAGAAAAGCAAAAGGTCTGCCATGCGATTGGCAAACTCGAATGGACGTTTTTCGCTGGTGGATGGAAGATGACAACATCAGCGGTCAGTTGAGCATAGACAATTTGATGGAGAATAACAATGTTTGAATTTGTAACTCGCTGGCTGGTCTGCCTAGTCCTGCTGGCGGTAGTAGTTCAGTCCGAACGGACAATCATGAACACGGCGAACAGTCTGTTTGAGGAACGACAGGCAATGCTCGTCTGGGCGTTCGTCAACGTGTGTCTAGCCGTTTGTACGGCGGTTGTGATGGGGTGGAAATGATGGACAACGAACTTTACTGTCCGATGAAGCTAACTAGCAATCCGCTTGGGCGGTGCGTATGCGAAAAAGAAAAGTGCGCTTGGTGGAGACAGTCTGGCAACTGTTGTTCCGTCTGGCAGATTGCACTGGAACTGGACAGAATCGAAACGAAGATGAAGAGGTGAGAGTGATGAGACTTGTTGACACAGAGGATGTCATTGATGCATTGGGGAACATGGAAGAAGCCATCGACCTAAGAGAAGCCGAAGAATGGATTGATACGGTTCCAACCGCTATGCAGTTATGGACAAGCGTAAAAGACGCACAACCTAGTAAAAATGGGGTTTATTTTGTTGTTTACGATTTTTGGTATTGGCGCAACTGTATTAGAACAATGAAGTTCAAAGATGGAAAATGGTTTGATGACGGATACCCGGTCAAGTTTTGGATGCCAATTCCTAGAATTCCTAAAGAGGATGAATAATGAACGAACTTAACGAAAAGTACGAAATTATTTACACAGACCCGCCGTGGCCGCAGAAAAAAGGAAACGTCAGAAAATGCAGACCAAATCAAGGAAAAGAACTTGATTATCAAACTCTTTCGCTTGATGATTGCTTTTCCATTCAAGACGTTTTCTTTGAAAACACAGCAGACCGCCACAATGTGTTTATGTGGTGCATTGACAAGTTTTTGATGGAAGCGGAACGGCAAATGGCAAAGCGTGGCTACAAGCTCCATGCGAGAATGGTTTGGGATAAAGAAAACGGCGTTGCTCCTGCTTTTACGGTTCGGTTCTCACACGAATATCTTTTGTGGTTCTACAAGCCCGGAAAAATGCTGATGCCAAGAAGAGAAACGAGAGGTAAATACACAACGATACTTCGAGAACCCGCTACATATCACAGCCATAAACCGCAATGCGCCTATAAAATGTTAGAGGATATGTTTCCAACAGCTAAAAAGATTGAACTATTTGCAAGAAACCATCGTGATGGATGGGACGCTTTCGGAAACCAAATTGAGGAGGTCTGACACATGGCAACACCCCCGAAGCGTGGTCGTGGTAGACCGCCGCTGACCGAAGCTGAAAAGAAAAAGCGTGAGAAGCGGGCGCAAAAGGCGAAAGAAGAAGCCGCTGCGAAGCGTGAGAAAGAGCGTGAGAAGAAGAAGCAACAGATGCTTAACAAGCGGAAATCTATCCGCTCACAGGTGAGTAAAAAGGTGAAAGAACAGCAAGAGTTGGCTATCGAGAAATCGAAGATGATGAACACAGGCGATTTGCAGTCAAGAATCGGCGATGAAGAAGACAAAAAGGTTGTTGGCATGATTGCCGCAAAGTATTTTGGCGACCTTCCGGGCGTGGACATGAATAACCCCATTGAAGTGCAGCAACGCCTGGACTTCTTCTTTGACGCTTGCATTGAAGCCAGAATCTCCCCTGTGGTGGAATGGATTGCGCTGGTGTTGGGCATCGAATGGCCTAGCCTGAGACAGATTATGACAGGCAAGCGCCGTGACGACAGCTTGCAGCAGAAGTACATCCTGAAGCTGATTCTGCAAATGCAGTCAATGTGGGCATACAACGGTATGTACGGTCAGGAGAACCCGGCAGAGTGGATTTTCCGAGCCAAAAACTACTTTGGTATGCGTGACAACGTGGAAGTTACCGTTGTGCCGCCTGAACAGCCGTTGGGCGATGCCCAGAGCGCAGAACAGCTCGCCCAGAAGTACCAGACAGCTTTGCCGAAGGGGATTGACGTGGAGTACAGAGAGGTGGAAGAACATGACTAACGGCGATTTCATTCGCTCTATGACGGACGATGACATCAGGGAAAACCTGACACCGGGCATCTGCGAGCTTATCAAGCATCGGGACCCGGAGCGTTGCCAAAACCGAGAACATTGCTTTCATTGCGTCAAGGACTGGCTGAAAGAGAAGAACAAAATCATGGTGAGGGCTGACAAATGGAAAAACTGATTGACTTCTCCGACCCCTGCCTACGCACGTTTCTGCCTGTCCTCTTGCAAGACCACACGACAGGCAAGAATATCATCTGGGCGACAGACCCGCCGCCTGAACTGGGCGTTGGCTTTGCAGATGAAATCACACTGGAACAGCTGGATAGGGTTCAGCTTGTCCCTCGTGTGCAGAAACGGCTTGCAGACCAAAAGAAGCGCACCAGTAAGAAAGCAGAGGTGTTTACACCGACATGGGTTTGCAAGAAGATGGCAGACGTTGCCGAAAACGACCTGAAGGGCGAGGATTGGAAGGAATACATCAACAAGACTTGCCTTGAAGTAACCTGTGGCGAAGCACCGTTCCTGACAAGCCGATATGATACCACAACAGGGCAGATGATTGCCGTGCCGGACAGAATCGGTCTGCTGGATAGGAAGCTAAATGTTCTGGAAGAGCAGTTCTCTGACTGCGATATGTGGATATGCTGGGCATACGCATCGACATACGGCTATGAGTGGCAGGGAGACAATCTCTTGCTGGCAAGGTGCAACTTGTTCTTGACGCTGATCGAAAATTTTAGGTATCGGTTTGATGCTAAAAAGCTGGAAATCGGCAGTATGCCCATGTTTCTTGACTGTATCGCAGACATCATCTCATGGAACGTCTGGCAGATGGATGGTCTGAAAAAGACCGTTCCCGGCACGGATATTCCGTGCAAAATCAAAGACTGGAAAGCCAACAAAGAAATCCTGTTCAAGGATGTTGGGGAGAACGAGCAATGAAAATCATTACATATCCTGACGGTCGTTCGGAACAGGTTGGAACGCCATTAGAACTAGCGCAGTTTATGTTTGGCTTGACTGAGTATCAAACTATGCAGAAGTTCAAGAATCTGATTGATTCTATCCCACAGCAGATTGAAAGCCAAAATAAAAAACGCGCATCTAAAAAGAAAGCAGGCGAATCTAATGCAGACTGACAGAGGAATCTACCACAAGCGAGTATGCGACCGCTGCGAAGCAGTTCTGGGTGGCAGGACGATGAACCCTGACGAATACTTCAAGGACTGGGCGTGGCGCAGGGACACAGGCGACCTATGCCCGGAGTGCTATGAGGAGTATAAGCGAGTGATCGGGCGGTTTAATGCCAACAGAAGGAGAAAGAGAGGGCAGATATAATGAAAAAATGCGCTCTTTACAGGTGCAAACAGTGCTTTGCGACCATGGCGGACGAAAGCGACGTCAGAATCGACAAAGACATTGTTGATTGGATGTTTGAAAACGAAATGGAAGAAAGCAAAATTGGCTTTATCGCAAAATTCAAAATAAGCGATAAAGTCCTCATCCATCGTTGCGCCAATAACACTGTTGGTTTATGCGAGTTTATCGGATGGAAGGAGATAGAGGAATGAACTTCTACTGCACCACCGAACATTGCTCTTGCATGGGCATCAAGCAGTTTTCTGCTGGCAAGGCTATCCGATGCATGGCAGAATCCTGCAAGAACAAATCTGAGCCGTCCTGTGGCTCTTGCAAATGGTACGCAGAGCCGGAGAGTGTGTGCATGAACGACCAGTCAGAACACGTTGCAGACTTCGTGTGGGATGAACGCGGCTGCAAGGAATGGGAGAAGAAAGATGAAACGTCAGCAGACCTATAAAGGGCTTATTGGCAAGGGATGGTACGACCAAAGCGAATTTAGCCATAGATACGCTTGCTGGGCAAATCATCGCAACAACTGGGCTATCCGCAAGGCTGACAACCGCAAGCTGGCAAAGGCGAGACTAAAGCAGATTGAACGCCAACAAATCAGAAAGGAGCTGGACGAATATGAGCTATGATATTTCGCTGTGCGACCCTGTAACGCACGAACCGCTCAAAGCGGATAGTACGCATTTTATCGCTGGTAATATGCGCGCTATGGGTGGTACAAAAGAACTGTGGCTCAACGTCACCTATAATTATGGTCACTTCTATTATCGACCGGAAGTGTTTGGGGATGGCGGCATCCGTTCCATTTACAGCAAAACAGGCGCAGAGAGCATCCCGATGCTGGAAAAGGCTATTGCTGCTTTGGGTGATGATGTAGACGATAGTGACTACTGGCACGCCACAGAAGGCAATGCAAAGCGTGCGCTGTACGGACTGCTGGCGTTTGCAAAGATGCGACCTGACGGCGTGTGGGATGGAGATTGAAGGGAGAAGAATGGATGTTTGATACAGCATTAAATGCGGCGATAATCATTATTTGTGGTATAGCTGTAATTCTTTTAATCGTTCACGATGTACCCGCAAAGCAAACGTCTATTTGTGACCGATGTAAGAACCTGTATTATAAGCGTTCCCCGAGAGAAAAAGAATATTACAGATATGTTTGCAAAGTGCCGTTCAAAAAGCCTTTCAACATTCCTCCCGAATATTGCGCAAATTTTGAAGAAAGGGATAATAATGGCTAACACACTTTGGCATCCAGCAAGCGAACCGCCACGAGAGCGGACGCAGCCTTTGTTGCTTGCGACTAAGACAACGTGGCGTGATAAAGATGGAAAAATGTTGCAAGGAATCTCGCCGACAGCGTACTTTTTAGGCTGTTACGCAGACGGTCAGTTCTGGGACGAGATAGGCGAGAGACTGCCGGATAACGTGACGGTCACACATTGGATGCGCATTTATGCGCCGGAGGGTTGACAGATATGAGGCCGATTGATGCAGATGCGCTGCGCCAGAAGATTGAAAAATGCGCTTTGGACGCAGACAGAGCTAGTTCGTTTTCAAATCCCGATGGAGGAGATTTCTACGATGAGGTGCTGGATGCTATTGATGCAACACCGACTATTGACCCGAACATTCAGCGTCCTGTGACGCATTGAATGACGTTTCCGATGGTATAGGAGAGTTTATGGAAAACAATATCGTTGTTACGCAAGATATGATTGACGCATTCACGACAGAAATGCAAGAAGCATACCAAAAGTACGGCGATGACGAGGAAATTGTTCATAGCATGATGGACGGCATCATGTGTGAAACCTTAGAAAAGCTTAGCTTTGCGAAAGGCGTGGAAATTTTCAACGAAGCACCGAAATGGTATGCGTAAGGAGCAGTAAGCATGACGAACAAGAAGTTTGGCATCATCATTATGGACTTAAGCCTTTTTGACTTCGGGCTGAAGCCGCCTTGTGGGTACATCAAGGCAAAACATATCCGCCCAGCGTACGGCAAAGGCGAAAGGCCTGTCAAGGCGCATAAGCGAATCACGAGAACAAGAGAGGGATTTAGAAAATGACAGAACTCAAAAGATGCCCGTTCTGCGGTGGAGAAGTTGCCATTGCAGAGGGTGGTTATCGCCAAACACGATGGATGTATGTTACGAGAGGAAACAAAGAAAATAGGTGCACTTGCCGTGTTTTTATGGAAAGTGGGGAGTATTGGTTTGATTCCTCTGAAAAAGACAAGGAAAGAATCAAAGCTGACCTTATCGAAGCATGGAACAAACGCTACAAAGAGGATTGAGCATGGACAAAAAACGAGACAGCTTTACATTCCAACGATATTACTTTGAAGCCATCTCCACACTGAAAAGTAAAGAGAAGTTGGAGCTTTACGATGCAATCTGCGCATACGTTTTTGAAGGAAAAGACGCAACTTTGAACTCAAAAAAAGCAGAATCTTGTTTCATTTTGATTAAACATTTACTCGATAAAGAACGGAAAAGAAGCGATATTGCGTCAAAAGGATGGTCTACACGAAAGTCAGCTCATCCTCATGTCATAAATGAGATGAAGGTCAGCTCATCTATGAGTTTAAAGTCAGATGATAATGAACCCATTGTATCAACTGACAGTCAAACGAACGTCAAGACCCTGCCGGAGAGTGCGGTCAAAAAGAAACCTGACATCTTCTCCGACTTTTCTCATGGCGATAAAGCCTTGCTGGAATCCCTGCGAGAGTTCGCACAGATGCGTACAAGAATCAAGAAGCCTATGACAGACCGGGCGAAACAGATGCTCTGCAACAAGCTGGAAAAGTTTGATCGGCATAATTGGAAAGCCATTCTCGACCAGAGCATCTATGCCGGGTGGCAGGACATTTACGCATTGAAACAGGATGACCAGTACGAGCAAAGTACGGAGATGGAGTTTCCTAGACTATGACAATGGACGTTCAAACGGTATTTATCGGTGCGCTGATGCTCTGCAAGCCGGTCGTTGTGGATGAAATCATACCAGACCTTGAACTTGACTTGTTCAGACCTGAGCTGAGAGACGCTTTTGCGGCTGTTCAGGGCTATTGGACGGCTAGGGGTAAGATAGATATAGTCGAGATAAATACGCAGCATCCAGACGTAGCGCAGACGCTCTTGGCGTGTGTACAAACCTGTGAATCAGAGTGTGTACGAATTGACAGGGAGCAGATGCAGCGTTGGGCACAGCTTATCAGAGAACAAGCTGCACTCACTCGTGTGCAAGGTCTGGCATTTCAGATGACCAGCGAGCTTACCGACTATTCTGATCTATCAGACATTTACCAGCAGATGGGTGAAGCAATGAGCCTGAAAGCTGAGGAAGAAGATGCGTGGACATACGAGGATGTGCTGAACGACTATGTGCTTCACATGGACGAGAAGCCTGTGTATATCAAGACAGGCCTAGAGCGTCTGGATGAAGCGCTGCACATCTCACCGGGCGATTTCATCATCATCGGCGGCAGACCGTCTGCTGGCAAGACAGCCCTGTCTCTGCAAATAGCAGCAAGCATGGCAAAGCAGGACTATACCGTGTACTATTTCAGCTTAGAAACAAGCAAACGCAAGCTGGGCGCACGTCTGATGGCCAATCAAATATACTGCCCTCTGGACACGGTAAAAAATAAGGCGGTCAGCTTGAATGAGATTGACGGACAGGCAAAGAACATAAAGATGCCCCTATATATCCGCTCCGCTGCCGGAAAGAACGTGGCGTGGATGAAGGCTCAGGCTCTCCGTAAAAAGGCTCAAGTCATTTTCGTAGACTATCTTCAGCTCATCCACGAAACAGGCGCAAAGGACAGATATACCGCCATTACAGCCATATCCATTGCCCTGCACGAATTGGCACAGACCACAGGCATTGTCGTGGTGGCACTGGCACAGCTCAATCGAAACCCATCCAAGCCCGGAGCAACGCCTACTAACTCCGACTTGCGAGAGAGCGGGCAGATTGAACAGGACGCTGATGCAATCATCCTTCTGTCCGGCGATAACCCCGACAAGTACCTGTTCCGGCTGAGCAAGAACAAGGAAGGCGAGACAGGCGACCTTCCCATTACGTTTAACAAGCAAATTCAACGGTTCCAAGAGTATACTTGGATGGATTGAAAGGAGAAAAGATGAAAGATACATTTTGGAAAGTGGCTGTTGTAATTTTCTTAATCGTAATTTTGACGCTTGGCACAGGTCTGTTTATCGTGCAGGGCGCGAAGAATACCGCCATTTCCTACGAGGAACAGGTGGCCGCTGCGCAGTCTGACATTCAGGTGCAGGAGAAACGCCGCTTTGACCTTATCCCGAATCTGGTTGAAATGGTTAAGGCATACGATAAGCACGAATACGATACCCTTATGGCCATTATCGCGGTGCGGGGCAGCAGTTCTGATGCCGCCGTCTCTGAGATCACCACCCAGATTGCAGCCGTGGCAGAGGCTTACCCAGAACTGCAATCCGCCGATAACTACCGGGAACTGATGAACGAGTTGGCAGTCACCGAAAATCTGATTGCCAATTACCGCTCCGACTATAATCGCACTGTCAAGAGTTATCGGCAGTACGTCCGGCGTTTCCCCAACAGCACGTTTTTGAGTTTGACCGGGTATGAGGTACAGAATTATGAACTCTTATCGTTCGAGGTATCAGAGGATGCTCCGGATGTCGGAAACCTCTTTGAAGATTAACGGGATCGAGATCACGTTCCGGGAGATTCTGGCAAGTGCCGTTATCGTGCTGGTGATGCTGATTCTTGGTACGGTCATTTCCGGCCACATCAAACAGGCGGCAATGGAGTGCAAACAGGAGTACTCCACTGCGATAGATATTTCTTCTGAAGATCGGTTTGGCTACGGGCTTCGGGCAGACGTTGGACGGGCTTTCTGCTACGGCACTCTGTCTGCCGTGGACACGGTATCAGAGGATGAGATCGGCGGGCCATATATGTACATCTACCGCGAAGAACAGCACTACAATATGCACACCCGCGTAGTAACGCACACCGATGAGAAGGGCCACACCTATACTACCACAGAAATCTACTACTCATGGGATTATGCTGGCTCTAACACATGGCATTCTCAGATGGTGCATTTTCTGGGCAAGGATTTTGACTACAAAAAAATAAATATGCCCGGTAGCAAGTACCTGACCACAAAATATAGGGGTAGTAGCGTCCGCTTTGAATACTACATCCGGCCAGTGAGTACACGGGCACGATGTACGCCATTCTCACTGGGCACACTATTCAGGATGCCACGTTCTACGATGGCACAGACATCGACCAGACGCGAGAAAACCTGATGTCTGGTGCGGATGGCTGGGTAGTCATCTTCTGGGTGATTTGGATTATTCTCACAGCAGCATCGGTATTTGGCTTCTGTGCGTTGGAAAACGACTGGCTGAAATAAAAACGAGAGGCTGTCAGCAATGACGGCCTTTTGTTTTTGCTGGAAAGACCTAAAATGAGCCATTCTGAGGCGTTTTATACTTTGGACGGCAAACTTATCGACCGAACACGGAAAACGGCTCTGGCGCAGCTCTACGGGGCTGTGAGTGCATTGTAGATATCTACGACTATTGCAGGAGGGGAAAATGCAGTACATGACAGCCGATACAAAGGTCAATGGGTACATGGTCTACCCTCGATTCCTCTCGACTATTGGCGTTAGCCCAACAGAGAAAATTGTTTACATTTACCTGTTCAATCGTGCAAGGTCGTCACAGAGGGCAAGCAGAAGCGGAAAGTTTGCTGACCAACTAGGGCGAGTATATATCGTGTATCCCATCAAAGACCTTGCTGCCGATACTGGATTCACAGAACGATGGGTCAAGAAGTCTCTGAAAGAGCTGGAAGAAACCGGGTTGATCGAGCGCAAGCGTGAAGGCAAGAACAAGCCCGATAAGATATACGTCAAAGTGCCGGAAGAATCTTCAAAGAGTGAAAAGGGAGGTGAACAATCATTCACCTCTGAGGGGAACGATGCTTCACCTGTGAGGGGAACAATCGTTCACCTCCTTAATATAGAAGAAAAGAAAAGAAAAAAAGTTATTAAGAAAGCGGGCGACCCGCCCGATGGGAACGCCAGCACGCCGGACTTCGAGGATGTAAGCGAGTATTTTTTGGATGCTGGATGTGAGAACAGGCTTGCCAGCAGGTTCATGAACTACTATGAGGGAACAGGTTGGATGACCAAGACCGGAAAGCCTATAACAAACTGGAAGGCCTTTGCTGATATGTGGATTGAAAGAGAACAAGAGAAGCAACAGTACAGTGAACCAGAGTTCAATCGCCTGTAAAGGTTCTTTCTCCCTACAACCCTCTATCTCCAAAAGCTATACCGTTAGCCAGCAGAGCAGACCGTAGGCAAGAACTAGCGTGAGGTTCGGACTAGTGGATAGTCTACGACTATTTCACATGGAGAATTGACTTCATTTTGTAGTCGGTTGGATATGTATAAATGTTGCATATACTATTCCTAGCAGAACGCTATGAATTAAGCTGAATACCATAGTACGTTACTGGGAATTAAATCGGGCAGAAACAGACCGAATCGGATGATACGACTATTCCTGTAGAATAATCCCTAGATAGTTACTAGGATATATAAGCGTATATTATAATAAGTACGGTTAGCATACGAATTTGGTATGGCTAGTGAGTGAATAAATAAGTGAATATATGTAATAGATTATGAATTTTATGCGGTCGGATGACTTAGCGACTATCGCGCCTCTCTTTCCCTAAAAGGCGAACGACTATTTCACACAAAAAATATACGACTATTTGACGAAGGTTCGCAAGAAAACACTACGACTATTACTCTGCGACTATCAGCGAACTGCTCGTTACTATACTATATATAGGACTTTCAAATGCTTGTCATATGACGACTTTACGACTATTCCACGACTATCCGCCGGGAGAAGTTACGACTATTAGCTACGACTATTCCAGAAACTGTTACGACTATTTCAGCCGGAACGCTACGACTATTGCTGACCCCTCAGCAGGTGCGCAGGGTGCAGCACTTGCCAGCGATCCACACACGGTAGGAGCTGCCCCCGCCGGTCTGGCATGGTCTGCAATATGCTGCGTCGTCTGGCATGGATCTATAACAGTGGCGCACCCCTGCGCTTTTATATACCTTATTATAATAGGCGGCTGTGCTGAGCTGTGCAGCGGTCGGCGTGGCGGTGGTATCTGGTATCTGTGGAGGTGCGGCGCTTGACGGTATGCCCTCCGGCGTGGCGCAGGCGGTGTATGGGTGGCTTGTGTGACTGCTATATTGTGTGCGCTGGAATAGGGCGAGTTAACGGGAACGCCCCTGTAAAGCTCTGTAAGCGATTTTGGCGTTTTGGCGGTATAAAATGTATTGGTGGAATAAAAGCCGCTGTGAACGCCTGTGCGTGGATGATACGCTGCAAGGCAAAATAAAAGCCCTGCACCGTGTCAGATGCAAGGCAAAAGAAAAGCCCGGCCATTTCTGACCGGGTGAAATGCTTCTCATTTGGACGCCTTAAACAGCGCCGAAAAAAACCAAAAGAAAAACAGAAGTGCGGATAATATCACAGCTTGCACCCCCTTATACCACGCTGAAGCGCTTGTAGGTGGTTTTGCTGCTGCATTCTGCATATACATCAGGGTGCAGCGTCTTGAGTAGCTTGCTATCTAGTCGGACGCTCTGAACGTCCTTATAGATAGCCTTTGCTGTGCCCTGCGCCATTTCTGACGCGCCCTGCATCATGCAGATGATATCTGCTTTAATGCTTTTGTTCATCGCTTCCAGCTCTTCCAAAAGCCGCTTGTTTTCGCGGTACTCGTTCACCTTTTCTTCGAATAACGTCATTTTTTTAACCCTCCATATAATGTGCCGGAAATGCCGCCCCGATATCCTGATAGCTTGTCAAGACGTGTGCAGACCCCGTCAAATAGTCGTGTAGTCCTGCACGCAGGGCGCAAAAGATGCTATCAATATCGTACCTTTTGTTCTTTTCTGCGTAGTTGCGCTGCCAGTGGTCTATATAGTCCCGGATAGCGGTGTTTTCCTGTTCGCTCCAGTCGATACGGCTACGGCAGTCAGCCCAGTTATAGCGGCAGTCGTTCCAGATGTACCACGCCATATTATAGGCTATTTTTTGCTCTGCCGTGCAGGTGGATTTGTCCACCCCTCTGATTTTGTGATAAGTCATTTTTCTGCCCCTCCTTAGCTGTTAAGAAATGCAATCATAACGAGTGCCCCGGAGATCATGCCGCCCACGTACCAGATTGCGGCCCACTGGGAAAAGTCAAGAGTTATCATCATGCTGTTGCTCCTTCAATCAGCTCCCGGAGCGTTTCAACGCCGGGGACACAATAGTTACACATCATAATATAAACGTTTTCCATGCCATTAACGGCGGTTTTGATTGTGTCGGCGTTTCCGCTGCGCTTGGCTACCAGATACTCATTGATTGCGTTTTCGACAATCTGCACTCTGTCCTTTTTTGTCATGGTTTACACCTCCGTGTATCCGTCTGCAATGGCCTGAGCCTTGATAGTGTTCATATCCCGCTTTGCTACAACAGGGACGTCCTTAGATACCCAGCCGTCAGGGACGCGGGAAAAGGTTTTTGCGTTAGTGTCGATGCACAGATAATGCGCGGTGCCGTATGCGGTGTTCTTGGTTCTAAATTCTAACTTCATGGTTTTGTCCTCCTGTTTTGTGGTGGTGTAACACGTTCTTGTGTTGTCTATATAGTAACACGTTCTTGTGTTGATGTCAATGGTTTTGCACACATTCTTGTGTTGAAAATCGTTCATGTTTGAGTGTGTACAAATCTGCTCAGTTTCGGACACGCTCCATGCCCTCCAGCGCCGCCGCCGTCCCGATCTGCCCGGCATGGTCTGCCTTGCATCTGGCACGGCCTGCCCTGCTGCCTGTGATGTGCAGTTCGTCCGGGTGTGCTGGGGCCGGGGTCTCCACCTCTGGGGTATATGGGGAGCGCCGAGGGTGGGGTGGTCGACACCTCGCGTAGAAAAAATTCAAAAAAGGCGTTTTCTCTTTCTGCCCATCCCCTCTTTTCTGCGCAAAATACCCCCACCCCCATTGCTAATCTCAAAAATTCCGCCGCAAAAACAAAAAGACCCCTACAAAGGGTCTGCGTTCTGTGCTATACTTGCCTTACAAGCCTTGAAAGGGAGGAGTCTTTAAAATGAAAAAGCCGATTTATAAACGCTGGTGGTTCATTCTGCTGGTTATCTTCGTGTTCCTTGCATATCTTGGAAGTTCAACAAGTGACTCTAGCAGCGTAAAGGAAGGATTTGAGGAAGGCTACAAGGACGCAACGGCATCGTCTAGCAAAGCAACCTCTGAATCCGTTTCGTCCTCTGCTACTGTATCTGATTCGTCCGTAGCTGATGAAAGCAAAGCGATAAAGTCTTTCTTGAAGCGGAATAAAGAAGTGAACGAAACCTTTGCAAAGAACCTTGCAGACGCACTGGATTCGACTGGTCTTGGCTATACGCTGGATGATATAAACTGGTTTGAACAGACGGATGATTGGGCTGCTGGCAAGCGCTATAATGCTCAAGTTGATATGAAGGATTACATTCAGATTGCTACAATTGGCGATGAAATCTATTCTATCAAGAACACTCAGAACAGCGAGACGGATAATTTCATCTATAAGAACGAAAGCCTGAAACCGGACGCTGGCGATGTTCCCGATGGGTCTATTCTGCTGACAGATGGCGAACTTGGCGATTATGGGAAAAAAGCAACCACAAAAAGCGGCTATGAGTATGTTCGCTACATCATCCCTGATGGAAACTATACAGTCGAGAACAAAGCGAAGGAATCTATGATTTTTGTTGTGTCGGATTCTAACTCCGATGATGTAAGCGCAACGCTTCAATTAAAGAGCGCTGACGAGAAAGGTAGCCTGACTGTTAAGAGTGGCTATCATATTGAATTGTCCATGTACTCACAGGTTATCTTAACTCCTGCTAAATAACACAAAAAGCCAGCGGCTAGATGTTCTCTAACCACTGGCTTTTCTGTTGGACTATTTCACGGAGAACAAAAATGTTCACCGTGTGAGTTTTTCGGATTTTTCAGAAAAACCTCAATTATCCGTTTCTACGGATGCTTGCATAAAGCAGACGGAACGTCTCACGGCCTTTCGGCGTTACTCTGGTCTGTACGCCACCGTGCTTGTTTTTCTGGTTGCAGTATTCCTTGACCGCAAACAGGCCGTCACCCTTGCCCGCTTTCGGCAGGATGCCCTTGCTCTTGTCACGGTAGATGTACCCGTCAGAAATGAGCATCTTGATGAACAAGCGTTCAGGGATGCGCAGTTCCTTTGCGGTAGAGCGGAAGTTGGTAGACACGTTCCATGCAACAAGGTCATCGAAGTAGTCTGCTTTGGGCTGCATCTCCTCGTTCTTCTCGCAGAGTTGCTTGTTCTGCGTCTGCAACGCTACGTTCTTTTCTTTCTCGGCTTTCATGTTCTGAATCAGCCCGATCACGAAGTCTGGGTTGGCAATAGCCGTCTCCAACAGGTTGTCGGTCATGTACATCCCATGCTTGCGGATGGACGGAAGAACTTCGTGAGTGACCCAGTGCTTGAATTTCTTTAATTGCTCTTGTCTATTGGAAATATATTCCTCATTGACACCACGAGCTTTTTCTGGCTGCATTGCAAACAACGCAGAATAAAGCCCAGCTTCATTCACAACAGTCATGCTTTGTGTGCCGCCGGGGGTGTTGATTTGTGACACACCCTTTTCTTCATCATCTAATCTGGCGGCAACGCGTCGATAATTGGTTTCTCCAAATGCTACACATACATCTTTCAGCACAAACCACGGTTCGTTGTCGATGAGTGCGGCACGAATTTCGCCAAACTCGGCGTTGTTGAAGATTTTGATGTTCTCAGACAAAGAAAGTTGCATTAAAAAGCTCCTTTTCACTTGTGAGAGAAGCAATTTTCTGCTATAATAACGGCGAGAGAATGCTTCTCTCAGGGTTTACATGATACGTTCGCTAAAGTTTGCCGACAGCAGCGAGCGTATCATTTTTCGTTTTCATCGGGCATGGGGTACTTCTCAAGGTAGGCATCACGTACAGCCTGAGACAGCGATACACGGAACTTCTTGCAATGCTCAACCAGAAGCTCGTACTGACGGTCGGTAAAGCCAACGGCTACCTGATGACGGTACGCTTCGATGTAAGGACTTCTTGCCATATTTTCATCTCCTTTCTTTGAGGTGCATTAAGTTTAATCGCAAAATGTAGTAAAGTCAAGCGGAAATAGACCAACGAAACACAACATTTAGTGTTCGTTCATCTTGACAAACCACTTTCTACGTTTTGCACAAAACTCAGCCCTTATTTTTGGACGCTCCCGCTTCGTACCCCGCCCGGTAGTTCAGTTCGGACAGCTTACCCAGTGCTTCTGCGTACTCCCTGTCCTCGCTGGTCGGCTCTTTTCCGTGGGCGAGGGTTTTCAGAAATTCTTCGGTTGTCGTGGGAAAGTTCATGTTTTTTGCTCCTTTCTATTGCAGAAGTGGTCTGCTTCTGCTATAATAATTGACAGAAACCGAGACTGCGCCCTTGGTTGCGCAGCTTCTGTTTTGTGGTGGAATAGGTCGTCAGTACTACTTTGGACGGTTGGGCTGGCGGCCTATTTTTTATGCCACAAAGGATAAATCTACCGTTGTTGGCTGATTCATCGTGTGCTCTGCTGTCTTAGATTATAGACGCTTGGTATATAGTTGTCAACAGCCCAATTTGTATAATTCAGTCACACATCTGTGACATTTTACGCATTCTAACGTAAATTTACGTTATTTGATAGTACTTCCGTAAACGGATTAGTTTACCCTAGTGATAGTAACTCAAAAGATATTTTTCGATAATTCGTAAGGCTATTATTCAAGTATACAGTTTGTAAAGCAACGAAAAAGTTTACAGACGTTTTATCACCCTATTGATAGAAAAAAATTTGCAAAAAACACAAGAAGGTGTTGACAGTGACACGAGAATGTGTTATCATTGGGTCGAAAGAGAGGTTCGATAAAAATGGCAGAGAAGAAAAAAGGCGGTGCAACCAAAAATAAAGTCAATTCCGGGGACATTCTTCGTTCCGTTATGAAAATCAGAGGATATACTTCTGCATCTCTTGCAAGGCAAATGGGATATGAAGTTTCTTCTTATGTGACAAACCGTGTTAATGCGGATGATTTGAAGTTATCCACAATGGCAATGCTTTTGGAAGAAATGAAATACCAAATCGTGATTCAGCCTATTGGCGCTGATGTTGCATCGGATGAATTTGCTCTCAAAGTTCTTGAAAGAGACGGTGAACCTGAATGATCTACGGTTACGCTCGTGTTAGCTCTGCTGGTCAAGCGATTGACGGCAATAGCCTTGAAGCCCAGTCGGAACTTCTGAAAGCCAATGGCGCACAGAAAATCTTTTCGGATGTTTACACCGGCACGAAGCTGCATCGCCCTGAACTGGACAAGCTGATGGCTGAAATTCAGCCGGGAGACACGCTGATCGTGGCGAAGCTTGACCGTATTGCTCGTTCTGCCAAGAATGGTCTTGAACTGATAGACCAATTTATTGATAGGGGCGTATCGGTGAACATCTTGAACATGGGTGTTATGAATAACTCCCCTACTGGAAAAGTCATTCGGACTGTTATGCTTGCCTTTGCAGAGTTTGAACGTGACATGATTGTTGAGCGCACCAAAGAGGGCAAGAAGATTGCCAGCCAACGACCCGATTACAGGGAAGGCCGCAAGCCAACGGAGTATGATCGAAACCTCTTTGATATTCTGCATGAGCAGGTGGAAAAGCGTCTGCTGACCGTCACCGATGCCGCCAAACAGCTTGGCGTGACCCGCCAGACATGGTATCGGATTGCTGAACAGAGCAGGTGAAAGGAGTAAGAGCCTATGGATAAGTGGAACAACAGAAACTCGTATGACTGGCTTGCAGGAGCGGTCGTTGGGCTGCTTACCGGGTTCTTCATCGTAGCTGTGGTTGCGAGGTGCGTCCTGTAATATTTTCAGTTGACGTTTTTCGCAACCTAGAATAAAACCGAATATTTGATTTTTGTGCAGTTGTAGGCACTCTTTACATTTTCAGGTAGGGGGTGCCTATTTTTTTATGCAACCAAAACAGTGTATCGCCATCATCGACAGCATCAAAGCGTATGCAAAGCAGAATCCGACCGAAGCACAGGTCTATGAGGACTGGTTTCAGGCGGTCGTGAACTTGAGGGATGCTATGCCGCAAGACAAGCGGTTCGATGCCTACAAATACTCTGGTGAACTGCGCTCTGTCTGTGCAGCCATGATGGGCAAGATGAAAACAAGCGAGGACGTGGCAAAAGTCTATGACATTATCAGCCGGACGTATCTGTTTGAAGCAAAAGATGTGTTCGACAGCTATTGCATCTACCTTGAATGGAATCGTGCGCCGGAGAAGAAGTTCTATCAGCCCAGACGCAGAGTGCTAAAAGTGCTCGCAGACGACCTAGAGGACTTGTTCTATAAGCGGATAGATTTCTTGGGGGTTAGTCTACCTGCTCGCGTAGGTAAGGCTTTGAGCGATGATACGCCAATTTTAACGAGAAATGGCTGGAAGAATCACGGCGATTTGCAGGTCGGCGATGAAGTCATCAGCCCGAAAGGTCAGTTTGTAAAAGTGCTGGCCGTTTCGCCTAAGTGCCAGCTTGATGTGCGTTGCCATTTCTCTGACGGCACATACATTGACTGCCACGAAAACCACGAGTGGCCGGTCTTTAACCGCCATAAGAACGGATTTGATGTAATCGAAACCAAGCGGATGATGGAGGATTATGTTACCGATACAAAAGATGGCATAAGATTCTGTTATCAGGTTCCGTTCAAAAATTTTGTTGAGGGAGAATATAAGAAACTGCCTGTTGAGCCGTACACATTGGGCGCATGGCTTGGCGATGGCCGCAACCAACACCCGGATATTTGCGAGCCGCCTTGTGATCGGGTAATTGTTGAGCGCGTCATTAACGATGGATACCCGGTTAGTTGGCATACGGTTCACAAGGACACTGGTGTTGAATACTACGGATTCTCTGGTTTGCGACAAGCACTTCAAAAAGGCGATATGTGCCATAGTCACCGCCGCTGCGTGAAGCATATTCCAGAAGAATACTTTACAGCCAGCATTGCACAGCGCATGGAATTGCTTGCTGGCCTGCTCGATACAGACGGTACGTTACGGGCAAAAGAGCATCGGTACGCTTTTTCTACCACAGAGCCGCAAATGAGAGATGATTTTGTCACGCTTGTTTCTACCTTTGGATGGAGATGCAGCGTGGTTGAATATCCACCTCGTGTATCATCTAGTGGCATTAAAGGCAATCTGACAGTTTATTCCATTTCTTTTAATCCTACATGCCCTATTCCCTGCGTTGTTCCTCGCAAGCAGTTAAAGGAGTTCTCCAAACCTCGCCGTGTAGCGTTCTGTGGATTTGAGCGCATCGAGCCGAAGCAGGGCAATTGCATTCAGGTTGAGGGTGGCGTGTACTGCGCTGGGAAGCGGCTGATTCCCACCCATAACAGTACCCTATGCATTTTCTTCATCACATGGTTGATGGGCAACCGCCCGGACGTTGCATCGGTCATGAGCGGACATTCTGACAAGCTGACCAATGGCTTCTACGGCGAAGTGTTGTCCATCATCACTGACCCCGTTACCTATAACTGGGGCAAAATCTTTCCTGACGTTCAGCTCGTGGATAAGAGCGCAAAGGACGAAAGCGTTGACCTGAACCGTAAAAAGCGTTTTCCTACCCTTACTTGTCGCTCCATTGGCGGCACTCTGACTGGTGCTGTTGAAATCGGCGAGGGCGGCGTTCTGTACAGCGATGACTTGATTGAGGACTTGGAGGAAAGCCTAAATGTTGAGCGTCTAAACAACAAGTACGATGCCTATCTGAACCAGCTAAAAGACCGTAAAAAGCAGGGCGCATTGGAGCTGATGGTCGGTACACGTTGGAACGTGCTTGACCCTCTGGGGCGCATCCAGAACCAGTATGCAGACAATCCGAAGTACAGATTTCGGGTGATTCCTGCGGTTGACGAGAACGGACACAGCAACTTCAATTATGACTATGGCGTTGGGTTTGACGATGCCTACTATGCCGACATGAAAGCCAGCATTGACGATGCAACATGGTGGGCAAAGTACATGGGCAAGCCCTATGTGCGTGAAGGTCTACTGTTCCCTGCTGATGAACTGCGGTATTTCAACGGCGTTCTGCCCGATGGAGAGCCTGATCGAAAGCTTATGGTCATGGATATTGCATGGGGCGGCGGCGACTTCACAGCCTGCCCTATCGCCTATGTGTACGGTGATGCCGTGTTTATTCCTGACCTTGTTTTCAATAACGGCGACAAGACCGTGACTCGCCCGGAAGTCGTGGGCAAAATCATCCAGCATAAAATCAACGTGGTGCGCGGAGAAGCCAACAACGGCGGTGATGAATATTGCGATGTGGTAGACAGCCAGCTCCGGCAGCAGGGCTATCACTGCTCTGTTCGCAGCCAGCGTGCGCCCAGTGGTCAAAGCAAGCTGTCAAGAATCATCCAGTATGCGCCGGACATCAAACGGTTCTATTTCCTTGACGAAAAGCACCAGTCGAAAGAGTACAAGGCATTCATGGAACAGGTGACGATGTTCACGCAGCTTGGCAAAGTTTCGCACGATGATGCACCGGATAGTCTGGCACAGCTTGCCGATGAATTGTACAACGGAATCAGTAAAATCGAGCCTGTCAAGAGGCCATTTTAATAATCCCCCTAAATAGCCGGGTGCGTAGGCATTAAAATTTGATTTGCCTATTGAAATGGCTTACAATAGTACTAGGAAGATTTGCAGCTTCCTCTAGGTATTGCATTGACGTGGTTTTAGCCATTTTTACTCGTCAGTTTGTTGCATTACCCTCCTTTCTTACTCACCCACGACAGCTGCCTTTCTCTGTCGTGGGGATTATATGTTGCGTTTCCGAGTGGACGGAACGTTGTTTGTACTCCCCCAACTGACACGAAGCGGTTCAAACCCGCTACGCAGCACAACCATCCTCTTGCTTTGCATGGGATTTCTCTTTTGACACCTCACCGCTATTCCCGGCTCTCGATGTAAAAGGCTTTTTTGAATTTTCTCCTTTTGCAAAGAGCAGCGGTTAACCAATCAAGCCGGGTTTCTATCGCGGAGTGGAGCAGTCAGGTAGCTCGCTTGGTTACCAAGAGGTCGCTGGTTCAAATCCGGCTTCCGCGTCCGAATCGCAGTCCGAGCAATTGCCTGTCCGGCAAACAGAAAGACTGTGAAGGTTTTCCGGGGCGGAAATAGCACGGCTGGAAGTGCGAACAGTTTCCAAGTAGCTTCCGACAGGTCTGTGCTCAACAGCCTGTTTCCAGAAATCCAACGAAAGGAGCGCCCATGCTAGTTAGAATTTGTTGCCCTTGTATCCGCCAGAATCCAATTTACAAGAACGTCCGTTGTAATCGCTATCTTGGCGAAGTGGACGGACGATACCATTTCAAGTGCGACAGATGCAAGGGCGTTATCGAAGGAGACACAAGGGAAGGATGGGTGAAAATCATCCATCCACCGGAAAAGTAAATAGCTTTTGAAGCGCAGTTTTGGCGCAGTGAGATAGACCTTAACAGATTTTTCTTGCTGCGCTTTTTTATTTTGCCAGGAAGGAGGAACACATGGCTGAGTATCAGATAGTTATTGACGACTTTTTGAATAATCCGCTGACCGGACGCAGACTGATTGAAACGCCGGAGACGGAAATCAATCGTGAGAATGTGCTGAAAGTGGTTATGGGCAAGGCGGAGCCTATTTATCTGCTGAACAAGAATGAGATTCGTTTCTTGCACAACTACTACTTGGGCAGTCAGCCTGTCCTCCTTCGCACGAAAGAGTATCACGCCGAAATCACGAACCGCATTGTAGAGAACCACGCCAACGAGTGTGTGGGCTTCTACACAGGTTACATGAGTGGCACTCCTTGCTCTTATGTGCGGTCTGAAACGGCAACTGGTGACGGTGAGGAAATCGCTCGCCTGTCCAACGCCTTGCAGTATGAGGGCAAGGATGCGCTTGATCGGCGGCTCTGGCAGTGGATGTTGGAGTGCGGGCAGGGATACCGCATTGTTCTTCCTGACAAGGGGTACAACGGCAACTACCCGGACGAAACGCCCCTGCTGGTGGATGTTCCCGACCCAGACATGGCGTATGTGATTTACAACTCCGGCATCGGGCATAAGCCTATCGCCAACGTGCTGCATATCCCACGCAATTATCAGAATGACCTGAACGACCTGATTTGTGTGTATACGCAAAACCAGTACTTTGAAATCGACAACGGCAAGGTTACAAAGTCGGAGAACCATTCTCTCGGAATGTTGCCGATGGTCGAATACAAGCTGAACCCTGAGCGGATGGGTCTGTTTGAACCGGCTATCCCTGTTCTGGATGCCATCAACGACCTAGAAAGCAACCGTCTGGACGGCGTGGCGCAGTTCATTCAGTCCATCATGGTGTTCACAAACTGCCTTGTGGACAAGGATGCTCTCGACCAAGTAAAAGAGCTTGGCGCAATGTGCCTGAAGTCCACCTCTGGTCTGCCCGCATCTGTTTCGCAGATTGCAAACGAGCTTGACCAGCAGCAGAGCCAGACTTTGCTTGATTCCATGTTGAACGTGTACCGCAGCCTGACTGCTATGCCTAGCGCTACCGGCAGCGAGAATGCAACGTCTGACAACGTGGGCGCAGTTATCGTCCGCAACGGCTGGAATCACACAGAAGCAAGGGCACAGCAGTACGAGAATATGTTCAAGTTCTCGGAACGCCAAAGCCTGTCTGTGATGCTGAAAATCCTGCGTGATACGGTTGGTTCTAAGCTGATGGCAAGTGACATCAACATCAAACTGCCACGCCGCCAGTACGACAATCAGCAGAGCAAGGTTCAGATTTTCGCACAGATGCTCGGTCAGTTCATTGACCCGCAGTTGGCGTTCACTACGCCCGGTCTGTTCCCTGACCCGCAGGCTGCTTACGAAATGAGCAAGCCCTTCCTGATTGCCGCTGGCAAGCTAGGCGAGGATGGCAAAGCTCCGAGACCGCAGGAGAAACAGCCGGAACAAGTCGTTGATGCCAACAAAACATCTGACGGACAGTCTGACAGCATCAATAAAGAAACAGAGGGCGAATAGCCCTTTGCATATTTCGGCAGGGAAGCCGGGATACAAATTTCGCAGCGTTGCAGGGAAGCAACGGTAAAAAAACGCAGGAGGAAATTAACGATATGAAACTCAATGTGTTGCTTGGTGATGCCTACAAAGAGGGCATGACCGCCGATGAAATCATTTCTGCGCTGGAAAAGGTTGCAGACCCTAACGCAGAGATCGAGAAGCTGCGCAACGCCGTGACAAAAGCCAACGGCGAAGCCGCCGAGTACAAGAAGCAGCTCAAAGCAAAGCGTACCGATGACGAGAACGCCGCACAGGAACAGGCTGACAAGCTGGCAGAGATGCAGAAACAGATTGAAGCCCTGACTGCTGACAAAGAGAATCTCGTCAAGGAAAAAACCCTTGCATCTTACCGTGAAAAGTTCGTTGCGCAGGGTTATGACGCTGAACTGGCTGGCAAGGCTGCGTCTGCACTGGCTGACGGCGACATGGACAAGGTGTTTAAGTTCCAGTCGGAGTTTATGACCGCCCATGACACCGCATACAAGGCTTCTCTGCTGAAGGATATGCCCACACCTCCGGGCGCGGATGGCAAGGGCGGCTCTGACAGTGAGGGCGTGGCGTTTGCCAAGAGCCTTGCACAGCAGAACGCAAATACTTCTAAGGCATCGAGTGACGCAATGAGTGCTTTCCATTAACAAGGAGGAAAACATGAAGTTTACCCGAAACACGGTCAATGGAATCAACGATACCATCCTTGCTTCCAATGACTATACCGCCATCCCCTTTACCGTTGCTGGTACTGACGTGGTAAAGGCCGGTTATCCCATGACGCTGGCTGGCGCGAAAGCTACCGCGTCCGGTGACACTGGCGCAAAGACCATCAACGCCGATGGCATTTTGCTGTATGACGTTGACCCGAACGAGAACCCCAACGCTTCTCTGCTGATTCGTGGCGTTATCGACACCAAGAAAGCAGCTGCAAGTTCTGGCTTCACCTTTGACGCTGACGCAATCAAGGCACTCAAGACTGCTGTTCCCGGCATCTTCTGCCGTGACAACATCAGCGTGAACGCTTAATGGGAGGTAAAACAACATGGCACTGAATCTTAAGGAAGTCTTTGCCCCGGCTGCGATTGCCGCCTATTGGACGAATGACCCTACCAATGCGATGCCCTTTGCATCTGACGCACTGTTCCCTGCAAAGAAGAAGGCTGGTCTTGACCTGAAGTGGCTGCGTGGTCACAAGGGCGTTGGCGTTTCTCTGATGCCAAGCGCATTTGACGCAAAGGCTACGTTCCGCACCCGCGAGGGCTTCAAGTTCGATGAGACCGAGATGCCGTTCTTCCGTGAGGGCTACCATCTGGGCGAGAAAGACCGTCAGGAAATTCTGCGTGTTCTGGACAGCAACGACCCTTACGCTCGTGACGTGATGAACCGCCTGTACGATGACACCGCACAGCTTATCACTGGCGCTCGTATCGTTCCTGAGCGCATGATCTGGCAGCTGCTGGCCCCCACCAATGGCGTTCCGGGCATCACCATCAAGGCAAACGGCGTGAACTACACCTACAACTACGACCCGGACGGCACTTGGAAATCCACCAACTACAAGGAAGTCTCTGTCGCAAAGTCCAAGTGGAACGTCACCACCGCCACCCCCATTGCCGACCTGAACGCTGCAAAGGACGCTGTTCTGGCAAGCGTTGGCGAGGTCGTGACCGAAGTGTACATGAACACCGCCACCTTCCGCAACATGATTGCTGCGGATGAGGTGAAGAACCGGTTCATGACCGTCACCGCAAAGGCAAACGCCGTTCTGCTGGATGCTGAAGCACGGCAGATTATCGAGTCTGCAACCGGTCTGAAGATTCATCTGTACGACAAGATGTTCAAGGCAGACCAGTACAGCGCAAGCGAAAAGTACCTGCCTGACGGCATGGTGGTGGTTGCTCCTTCCGGCGCTCTTGGCAGCACTTGGTACGGTACTACCCCTGAGGAAGCCGACCTGCTGTCTGGCCAGTCTGGTGCATCTGTGTCCATTGTGAACACCGGCGTTGCCATCACCACCGAGCTGACCGTTCACCCGGTCAACGCCAATGTCTATGCTTCTGAAATCGTCCTGCCGTCCTTTGAGCGTATGGACGCTGTGTACTGCATCAAGGCTTACTAAGGCGAAAGGAGGAAAGCAGCATGGGAGATAAGTATTCTGAAGCGGCAGTCAAGCTGGGGCAGTACATTGCTCCTGCACTTGACCGTGAAGTCACGGACGAGGACTACCCACTCTTCGACCTGCTGCTTGATTTTGCCAAAGACAAGATATTTGCACAGGGCTACCCCTTCGGCAACAGACCGGACGAGCTGCCCTTGCAGTATCAGTCGTTGCAGATACGCATTGCAGCGGAACTGTACAACCACATCGGCGCAAACGGACAGACGAGCTATACCAATAATGGCATTACTCGTGTGTGGGAAAGCTCTGATGTGGCGCAGTCCTTGCTTAACGAAGTGGTTCCGAGAGTAGGTGTTATCGGCTGATGTTCAATGGAAGCCCGCTGGATAAACGCCCGCTGTGGTATTCAAACCCTATCGGTGAGAAAGAACCTGTTGTGGACGAATGGGGAAACGAAACCGGAGAGACATCGCAGACGTGGAGTGACCCTGCAAAGCTGATGCTGAACGTCAGCCCGCCTACCGGTTCTGCGGAAGCAAGCCCTTTTGGAGCGTTCACGGATTACAGCTATATGGTCAGTTCGTCCAGCAGAAAGCATAACACTCCACTTTATGAGGGTACGCACGTCTGGTTTCAGACGGACGTTTCAAAGCCCTTCAACTACATTGTGGTCAAAGTCGCAGAGCATATCACGGACACGTTGTATGCGCTGAAAGAGGTGGCTGCAAGTGAAAATTAAAGTGAGGTTGAGCGATGCCGGACTTCGTGATGCGGAACGTCAGATACAGGAGTACAAGACCACCCTGAATCAAAAAGCACAGGAGCTTGCGAGGGCGTTGGCTCAAAAAGGAATTGACGTTGCAACGATTAGATTTGCTAACGCGCAGTACGCCGGTGACAACGATGTGACGGTTGAGCGCGACCCTGTTCAGACATCTAATGGCTTTGCAATTGTAGCTCACGGGAAAGCGGTTGCGTTCATTGAGTTTGGTACTGGCGTATCTCATTCCGCTTATGGCGGCGAACTTCCTGACGGAGTTGGAGAACACGGAACATACGGCAAAGGGAACGGACAGCACAAGCGTTGGTACTACTACGGCGAATCTGGCAACGCTGGCACGCCTGTTAAGCAGGTCGATGGCAAAGGTCAGTTGAACTACACCAGCGGCAATGAACCGGCTATGGCTATGTGGGGAGCCGTTGAAGAAATGGCTTCTCAGGTAGAAGCAACGTGGAGGGAGGTCTGGAATAGTTGATCGATTATTTTAATTCCATCTTCACAGCCGTTGCGACCGAACTCCGGAAACAGGTTCCCGGCATCTTTGTCACTGGTGAAATCAACGACAGCAACGTCAAGAAGTTTCCGTGTGTGCAGATAGAGGAAAACAGCAATCTCCCGGTTCATCGGGATTCTGCCAGCAGAAGCAAGTATGCTGCTATTTCCCTGCGTGTGCGTGTCTATTCCAACAAAACCAGCGGACGCATTGCAGAAGCCCGCTCTATTGTGAGCATCGTGGATTCTGTGTTGGAACCGCTCAATTTCTATCGAAAATCGTTTGCCCCGTTGAATGGGCTGTACAACAATTCCGTCTATCGGATTGATTGCAGCTATGGGGCAACAATCGGAGAGGACGGAATGATTTACCGAAACTAAGGAGGTAAACATTCTATGAGTACTGCTATCTCCGGTCTGAATACCACCCTGTATTGTGGCGACAGCGCAACCGCCCTGACGAAGCTGTGCGACATCAAGGATGTGCCCGACCTGATCTCCGAACCTAACCTTCTGGATGCAACCACTCTGTCTGACCCGATGCAGGTCAACATCTTCGGCATCATCCAGAGCGACACCAAGTCCTTTACTGCCAACTACAACAAGACTGACTACAAGAAGGTCAAGGAAGCTGGCTACGATGAGACTTCCGAGAGCAATGCCGTGAAGTACTACGCACTGAAAATGCAGGACGGCTCCGGCTTTTCTTGGCAGGGTATGCACCAGGTTGGTCTGTCTGGCTTTGGCGTTGACGAGGTCGTGGAAATGACCATCAACTGTATCTTTACCAAGAAGCCTGAGTTCAGCGAAACTCTGACTATCACTGGCGGCTAAACCAAAAAAACAAATCAATCAATCAAACCGGGCAGAACTGAACATCGGATTTGGTTCTGCCCCTATTTATAAAGGAGAGCATTTATTATGGCTGCTAAGGTTATCAATTTTCATTCCCCCGATGGCAAGAACACTTACGAGCTGACTTTCACCCGTGACAGCGTGGAAGCTACCGAACGTGCAGGCTTTCAGATTGGCCAGTACACCCAGATGACTAATCTGCTGTCCAATTCCCGCGCCCTGTTCTACGGCGCGTTTATCGCCCGGAATCGTGGCATCAAGCGTAAAGTCGTGGACGAAATGTTTGCCCACATCGACGAGAAGGAAGAGCTGATGGGCATTCTGCTTGAGATGTTCATGGACGCTTCCAAGTCCCTGCTGGCAACTGACACTGAGGACAAGACTGCAAAAAACGCAACGTGGGAGATTGTGTAACCGCACAATCTCAGGAATCAGACGGAGAGGGAGAACCGTTCTCCTTCTCCAAACTGTTCCACGATGTAGAAGCCTATTACATCTCCATCGGCATGACTTACGACCAGTTCTGGTACGGTGATGTCTGGCTGGCTAAGGTATACCGTGACGCAGAGGAGCTGCGAGAACGCAGAGCCAATGCAGAAGCATGGAGAAATGGTTTTTATATGGCATCTGCGCTTTCCTCTACGGTTGGCAATATGTTCCGAAAGAAAGGGGCTAGACCTATCAAGTATATGGATAGACCGATTCCCCTTACTCAAAAGGAGAAGGAAGAGTATGAATACCAACGTGCTGCAGAAGCACAGGAGCGCATTAAGCGCATGATGTTCTCCATGATGGAAAAGGATGGTGGTAGTGATGGCTGATGTTGATATTACAAGCTTATCCGTAGAAATTTCTGCGGAATCCAGCGGTGCGGAGCTTAATATTGACAAGCTCGCTACTGCCATTTCTAATTTGCGGACAAAGGGTAACGTAGCAAAGGTTTGCAGTAGCCTGGATAAGTTATCTGCTTCTATTTCCGCTCTTAAAACCGCATCTACTGGGCTGGACGGTCTTAGCAAAATCACGTCTTTTATGAACGGTCTTGCTAATGTAGACCTTACTCAAAGCGCAAAAGGCATCCGCTCTGTTGCTAATGCTTTGAACAAAATTTCGTCCGTCAATCTTGGAAACACGGATTTTTCCGGGCTTGGCAGTAAGATGAGCAGCTTAAAGAACGGCCTTTCCCCTATTTCTTCTATTAGCGATTCTTCCATTAAGAGTTTGCGTAGCGTAAGCAGCGCAATCAATTCCATTGCTAAAATCCCAAGCATTACAAAGAAGCTGGACTCTAAAACGCTTGATGATTTTGCGGAAGTTTGTAAGAAAGTGGCATCCGCTATTTCTCCACTCGCTTCCAAGCTAGACAAGGTAGGACGCTCTTTTTCTTCGCTTCCATCTAAAATTAAAAGTGCTGTCAATTCTACAACCCACTTTTCTTCGGCAAACCAGAAAGCAAGTGCTAGTCTTTCAAGCTTGGAAAACCAGTTAGAAACCATCAAGAAACGTGCAGCACAGCTAGTTTCTCTGAAGGCTATTGCCACTTATCTTGCTAATGCCGTTACTAAGTTCAATGACTTTTATGAAGCAACAGACTTGTTCAATAACGCAATGGGCGAGTTAAGCGGTCAAGCAACAGAGCTTATCAATAAGATGGAGTCTCTGCTTGGCATCGACCCGACAGAAGCAATGACAAATATTGCTACGATCCAAAGCCTTGCAACTTCGTTCGGTCTAGCAAGCGATAAAGCGTATATCTTATCCAAGAACCTGACCCAACTTGCCTATGACGAATCGTCCTATTGGAATAAAGATACTGCTACCACATTTACCGCAATTGCTTCTGCTATCTCTGGAGAACTTGAGCCTATTCGCCGTTTAGGCGTTGATTTGTCTCAGGCACGGTTACAGCAGGAACTTCTTGCTTTGGGATTTAACAAACAGGTTTCTAGTTTGTCTCAGGCAGATAAGGCAATTCTGCGTTACATTGCCATTATGAAGCAGACTGTCAATGTGCAGGGCAACCTTGCACAGACCATTAGTAGCCCCGCCAATATGGTACGCATTTTGAAGTCTGAAATTTCGCAGCTTGCGAAGGCTGTTGGCCAGCTTCTTTATCCTGCATTTAAGGCAATTCTCCCTGTTCTGATTGCGGCAGTTGACCTTATCAAAGAATTTGTGGTCTCTCTTGCATCTGTGTTCGGACAAAAAATTGAATTTACCGATTTTAGCAAGACACAGAAAGATATTGGTGGCGTGGCCAACGCTATGGATGACACCGCCGATGCTACAAAATCGGCAGCAAAAGCAGCCAAAGACTACACGATGGGTTTTGATGAATTAAACATTATCGACCCTTCACAAAACTCTGGTTCTTCCGGTTCTGGTGGCGGCGCTACTGGTAATCTGCTCGGTGATGTTGACCTTTCCCAGTATGATATGTTCAAAGATTATGCTGGAAGCGCTGTTGATGAGATTAAGACAAAATTAAAATCTCTCGATTCTTTTCAAATCGGAACCCAAATTGGCGAACAGCTAAATAAACTTATGGGCATGATTTATGATGCCATCTATTCTGTTGATTGGGCCTCGCTTGGAGCGGTTTTTGCAGATGGCATTAACGGGCTCGTGGATTCTGTAGACTGGGATTTATTTGGCCGATTACTTGCAGAACGGTTCATTATCGAGTTTGAGCTTATTGGCGGCTTTCTGTCTCGGCTTGACTGGACATCTGTATTAAATGCCTTTATTGATGGTTTTTCTGGATTTTTTCACGAACTTTCAGATTGGATAGCAACAGTAGATTGGACTGGTGTTGGGAAGCAATTAACTGATAAGCTTTCCGATGCTTTCCAAAATGTTGAGATTGAAAAACTTGCAAGAGTTCTTTTCAGCTTTATCACTGATAGCATTAACGCTGTTTCTGATTTCTTGGCTGGAACAGACTCTTACCAGCTCGGTCAAGACCTCGTTGACTTTGCTATTAGAGCCGTTACTTCTGTAGATTGGGCCGGGCTAGCTCAAGCCATGGGTCGTTTCTTTGGCGAAGCGTTCATTGAAGCGCTCGACTTCATGGGTGGTCTAGTTTCTCGAATTGCCGATTATTTTGAAAAGAAAGTAGCAGAGGGGCCGTTCGATAATGTTGGACTGAATATCGTCTACGGTATTTATTACGGCATTCAAGACGCAATCACGAATGTTGCTTCTTGGATTGTTGAAAATGTGTTCAATCCATTTATCAACGGTTTTAAGTCTGCCTTTGGAATCAATTCCCCATCTACCGTAATGGCTGAACAAGGCGGATACATTATCGCCGGGTTGAAGAAAGGCATTACCGATGCTATCTCTAGCGTAACTGAAACTGCGAAAAAAATTCTTTCTGCAATCAAGGAAGCATTTGACAATTTTAGCCTTTTTGATATTGGCAAGAATCTGATTCAAGGTCTTATTGATGGCGTGAACAACATGATTGAAACGGCCAAAAATGCTGTTGCAAATGTTGGAAACGCAGTTATCGACAAGGTTAAGAACGTTCTCGGCATCCACTCCCCTTCTACGGTGTTTGCAGAGATTGGCGGTTACATTGACCAAGGCCTTGCAAACGGTATCACTGCTGCTGTCTCCTACGTCACCACTGCTATGCAGGGCGTTGTAAACGCTGTGCAGGAAAAAGGCAACGCTCTGATTGCTGCCGGTTCTACTCAGGCGACCAACTACGTTACCGGGTTCTTGAACGGTCTGGATACCCAGTGGCAGCAGATTGACCAGAGTTTGCAATCTGATTTCTTTGGCAGCATTGGCACTCTGTGGGATGCGATTTCTAACGGAGACCTTGAAAAGCTGGGCACATGGGCCGCTTCCTATTTCTATCATGCAATGGATGATGAGCAGAGAAAACAAATCAAGTCCATTGCCAATAACAGCTTGCAGTGGCTGACGCAGGGCTTGAGCAGTGTTTGGAACAACATTGCCGGTATGGCTTCTAGCTTTATCAGTCAATTTGTCCCTTCTGCTATGGCTGCAACGTCTGCTCAGACAAGTTTGAATATTGCAATGGATGCAAACCCTGTCATGCTGGTTATTTCCCTGATTGGTATGCTGGTTGGTGCTCTTGTCAATTTCGCCAATAAGAACAAGAGCATCGCTTCGTTCCTGTCTAATCTTTGGTATGGAATCGGAGATTTCTTCTCGATTGTTTTTGAAGGAATTCTCCGCGTTCTAGGAACGGCGATTCAAGGCATCGTTGCCGGAATAAACGCTTTAATTGATGCACGCAATTTCTTTAATCCTTGGGATAAATGGGGGCATATCAGCAACCCTCTTTATGATTGGGCTGACAATGTTGCGAGTAGCCGCGCGGAAAGCCAGCGCAAACGTCAAGAAGCGGCCAATAGTGGCTTTGACGATTCCAAAGACCCAACTAACTACGAACAGCAGTACAAGGAACTGCAAGAAAAGTACAAAAATGGTTCTTACCCAGGAACAAAAGAATGGGACAAGAACAACGGAACATCTTCTGGCTCTTACGGGAGCACCACCAGCGTAAACGTCAACATTAACGAAGAGGAAATGCGTGAATCTGTCTACAATGGCACTTACAACGCATTCCTCGATATCTTCCAGCGGTATGGTGACGAACTGACCGGTGGCAAGGAACTCAAAATTTACCTTGACGGAAAGCAGATTACAGCATCTGTTGAGAAACGGCAGAACGCCCGTGGACAGTCTTTGATGGGCAGTGAAGTTTACAGCTACTAAGGAGGTGGCGGTTTATGGCAATTCCAGCACTGGTAACGGTAAACGGCGTAGAGCTGCCAGAGCCAAGCTCCTATGAAGCGACAACTAGTACCATTGTAGATTCTGGACGAAACGTTCAAGGCAAAGTAGTCGGCTCTGTTGTGCGGCATGATGTAGCAAAGGTATCTCTGAAATGGAACTACCTCACCGCACAGCAGTGGGCCGCTATCCTCAGCCTGTTCACGACACGATTTTACTGCACTGTTCGCTTTTATAATCAAGCAAAGGCCGGGTATGATACGCGGCAGATGTACGTTTCAGACCGAACATCTGGTATGTGGCGGCGCGGGCCTAAAACCGGCAATGTGATGGGCTGGACGGATTGCTCAATTGCGCTTGTGGAGGTGTAGCCTATGGTACAACCTTCTCAGAAGTGGGTTGAAAAGTTTTCCGAAACGCTTGTACCGGAGATGTTTGTACGCATTACCTATGGCGTTACAGAACCAGGTCTGCAAGAAGATGCGATTCCTAGCACAAACGGCGAAACATTCTTCAGCAATGTATCCTCTATCGTTGACAGCAAATTGCAGACTTACACAAAATATTCTACTGGTGAATTGAATTTCACTGTTTTGGACGGCAATTATACCTTGCTAGACAAAAACGTGGAATCGCAAGAAGCTGGTTATGTTAGTGAAAATTGTGTTTCTATTTCAAACCACCCAACCATTACGCTCTCGTTCAGCAAAGTTCATACCGTGACGATTCCTGGCATTACCATTACATGGTCGTCAACGTTCAATGAATGGCCGACAAGTTTCAAGCTGACTGCTTATTCTGGAAGCACAGTTGTATCTACCAAAACGGTGTCGGACAATTCTTCTATCACCACTGACATTGACTTTGAGATTGCAAATTACGATTCCATTTCCATTCAAATCCTGTCGTGGTGTTTGGAAAATCGGCGTGCACGAGTTGAGCAGGTGAAGCTTGGCCAATTTATTGTGTTTGAGAAGAAAGACATCTTTTCGTATAAGCATGATTCCGCAAGAGACCCGATCAGCGGGCAACTTCCGAATGACAGCATTACTTTTACGGTGGATAACAGCACACAGAAGTGGAATCCAATAAACCCGAAAGGTCTTTACAAATACTTATACGAGCGTCAGCCTATCTCTGTGGAGTACGGCATGGACTTAGACGGAACGGTAGAATGGATTACAGGCGGCAAGTTCTTCTTGTCTGAGTGGAATGTTCCATCTAATAGTATCGAAGCCAGCTTTACCGCCCGTGATGCTTTTGGCTATCTTATGGTTTCCAACTACACAGGAAGAATGTACGGCACTCTTTATGAGATGGCCTACGATGCGCTGGAGCTTTTGAGCGATAACGTGGCAACGTTTCAGATTTCCGATGAACTGAAACAATATAGCACGGATATCACAAAGCAGGATAAAGGCAACTATAAGGATTCTGATATTTTACAGATGGTTGCCAACGCAGCTGGCATGGCAATGTATCAAACCAGAGAAGGCGTAATCGTAATCGGTCGCATTCCTGATATCTCTACTGCAAAAGCAAACATTGCCGGTGAAATTGATATTGTCAACAACTTCAGCTGGCCTGAAATTGCATTTTCTTCACCTTTGAAAAATGTAACCTGTTCGATTGATGTGAAATCTTCCGATGGCTCGAGCACTACAAGCAAAACGTATTCTTACCCAGAAAACCCGGCAGGAGGTGGAGCAACGCAGACTGTCAACAATGAAATGCTGTCTCAAAGCATTCTCGACCAAAGCAGGAATATTTTGACAGAAGCGTACAAAGTGCTTTCCAACCGCCGCAAGGTCACATTGGAATATCGTGCAAGCCCGCACTTTGATGCGCTGGATTACGTCCTTGTTCATCACCAGTTCGGCTATTCCTCTGTACTGCTGACTACAAGTTTTTCTTATCAGTATTCCGGTTGTTTTCACGGGACGGTCGAAGGATATCTCTTGGAAGGAGCTGATGTTCGTTGACCCGGTGGATTACAGACAGAACCGATGATGATGTTGCGCAAGTCAAGGTGCTTGCATCGAAAGCAAAGGCAGGAACGTGGACAGAGGAAGAACAGGCAGAGTGGGCTTCCGGCATGAAGGGCGCTCTAAGCTATATGGACTACAACCGCATTGAAAACGGTATCCAAGAGATTGCGTCCATCCTGAATGCATCTGTTTCAGTCAAAACCGACTGGGATGTAAACGGGTTCCTGACTGTCGCAGATGCTTCCCGGTGGCTTTCCAACATCAAAGTTATTCGTTCTTTGTGCAGTGGCAAAAACGATACTCCCGAAACTCCTGCTTCCCTCAATTATCTGCATTATACGATTATCAATCAGGTTGAAGAAATTCTGCTTGATATTGAAACGATAGCCAACAACCATCTAATCTACTGCTCAGAACCGGTCTGTGGAGGTGAACCTTACTATGCACTTTGTTGACCGAGAAGCGAAGTATCCAAACCGATGGACAATGACTAAACCGGACGGCTCGTCAGAAGTCATCACCCTTGTTCGCAATGACGAGCCTATCGTTGAAGGCACTCCTATGAATGCCGAAACGTTGAACACTCTTTCAGACGTTGCAGGTGCAGACATTGCAAGAATTGCTGCCGAAAAAGCAGAACTGAACGCGAACCGGTCTGAAATAAACGCCGAAACATCTGCGCAAGAATCGCAGAAGCAAGCCGAAAAGTCTGCTGAAAGCGCCCGTCTGGCAGAACAGAGCGCAAATAAAGGTGGCTGGATGGATTTCGAGCAGAAGAACGGCATTCTTTATATGGTTAAAAGCGATAGCTTGACCGAAATAAATATGCAAGACAATGGCTCTGGAATTTTGGAGGTGACGTTTGAATGAGCAAAACAATCGAAATCGGCCCTTATAGTGCCTATGCCATTGCTGTAAAGCATGGCTACGTTGGCACAGAAGAAGACTGGATTAAAGCAGTCGAAGCTGCTCGAAAGAGTGCAGAGACAAGCGCAGCCAGCGCAAAAAAGGAAGCAGACGAGGCTTCTGCTTCAGCTGCTACTGCCACTAAACAGGCCAAAATTGCCACCACAAAAGCTGGCGAATCTGCCGCATCCGCTAATGCTTCTGCATCCAGTGCATCTGCCGCTGCAATCAGTGAAGCCAATGCAAAGAAATACTCGGAAGAGGCCGGGGCCAAAGCAAATACCGATAAGACCCTGAGCATTGAAAACGCCCCTGCCGACGCAAAGGCTACCGGTGATGCGCTGGCGGGCAAAGCAGACTCCGTCGATCCACATGATCTTTTTATTCCAATTACGGGGTGGCAGACAGACACAGAAGTTGCAGAGTACCCGCATTACATTGATATTACAGCAGACGTTACGTCCACGACTGTGGTATCTGTCAGTATCGACCCTGCAAGCGCAGACGTAGCCGGTAAAGCTATGCTTGTAAACCCGGAAACTCGAACCGGAGCTATCCGTATCCGTGCACACAACATTCCGACTGCGGAAATTTCTGCCCGGTGGTATCCCATCAAGTATGGTGGCCGGTTCTATGGTGACGGCTCAATCTACTCCAACTTCCTGCTTGCGGCACATCCTGTGGGCAGTATCTATCAGACCATTAGCCCTGAAAATCCGTCCGTAACTTTTGGCGGCGGAACGTGGAAAAAGATTGCGCAAGATAGGGTGTTAATGGGCGCAAGCGACACGCACCCAGCTGGTACAACGGTAGAAGCAGGGTTGCCGAATATAAGGGCAGCGTTTGGCGGTACGCAAGTCGATGACGTTGGGCCAGCAACAGGCGCAATATATACCGTAACCACTTACAACGTTTTCCAGGAAGGAACTGGGTACAGCAAGATATCGCTGCGCTTTGATGCTTCCCGTTCCAACCCCATCTACGGCAATTCCACCACCGTCCAACCTCCGGCATACTTTACTTACATTTGGCTTCGTACCGACTGAAAGGAGAAACAATGGCACTAGGAGAACTCAAAAATGGCATCGGCCCTGATGCCTATGCTATCTATCAGCAAGTCCTTGCGGCGGTAGTCGAGCGAGACCACCCCGTGGGCAGCCTGTACATCAGCGAAAACGCTACCAGCCCGGCAGAGCTTTACGGCGGGACGTGGGAGCGCATTGAGGATTGCACTATCTGGGGCGCAAGCAGTTTACATCCGGCTGGGACAAAGTTGGAGGCAGGACTGCCGAATATAACGGGTAATTTTGATTCCAGAGGTAACAACGAAACTTATTATGGCGTTGTTGGCGGAAGCAGAGGAGCTTTTTTGACCAAGAAAGCTTCGGGGAACAAAAACGGCTCTTATGATGTAAACTCGGCGAAAAATGTAGCCGATGACGTTACATCTTTTGATGCTTCTCGTTCTAGTAGTGTTTACGGCAACAGCGATACCGTCCAACCCCCGGCATACTGTATGTACATCTGGCGGCGTGTCGCCTGAAAGGAGATTCTATGAAAATCATCGACAGCAACGGCAACCCCATCGAAGCCCCCGACCTTACGAAAGGCTACCTCAAGCCTGAGACCCAGACCATCCATCACGATGCTGTGGCGGGCGTGGAAGAGGTCAGCCACTACGAGTACAAGACCTACCCCAACGGCGGCAGAGACCGCTGGAAGGTGGTGGACGTACCCGGCGTGGCCGCAAAGGAAGCCTATGACGAAGAGGTGGAAGTACAGCGGTATGTGCTGTACACCACCGAAGAGCTGGCCGCACAGGAAAAGGCCCGCAGGGAAGCAGAGGAAAAGGCACAGCTGCCCACCGCAGAAGAGCGCCTTGCCGCTCTGGAAGCGGCTA